ATGAACAAAGCACTGGAACTCTCAGGAATCGCGCTGGTGGCCCTGGTGGCACTGGCACTCAGCGCATGCGCCCAACAGAAGCTGGCACCCTCCGTGGGCATGGCCAATCCCGCATCGGTCTATTGCGGTGAAATCGGCGGACAAGTTCGGATGGAGAAGACGCCCCAGGGCCAGGAAGGCATCTGCGTGCTGCCGAACGGCACGGAAATGGAAGAGTGGACGCTGTACCGCAAGGACCATCCGGCCAAGTAGTGGGATAGCGCTCTGCACGAATCAGACGCAAGCCGTTGACGCCCCGCCGTCACTGCGCGGATGCACAGCGCAAATGCACAGCCATACGCTCGGAGCAGGCGCGAACACGGCCGCCTTCAAGCCACGGCCCAACTGCATCACACAGCAGACCTGCAACTTCTTTACACGACGTAAAGCTTTCCTTCAGGAAAGGTCTGCATACTGGCCAGCAACGGATTCCGCCGAGCCTGGGAATTTTCTCCTCCCTCCCTCTCAAATCCCTTCCCCAGGCACGCCACCACGGCATCGGCATTTTTCTTCCAGGGCCCGCAGCTTCGCCGCTTGCGGGCCCTTTTCGTTGCCCCTTCAACGGCCGCAGTTCCAAGCGGACACCGTGTCGAAAGAACTCATACATACGGGGCATGCTCGACCTACATGAGCACCCTTACTTGGCTCGCACAGGGAAGCCTCACAAGCAGGTGAAATAGCGTCAGTCCCGAGACCCGCAATGCCCCTGCTGATGGAGACAAGCATGAGTCAAGTCGTACCGAGTGAGTCCTTCAATCCAGACCCTGATGCCCGCTACCACCGGAGTCTCCTGGATGCCTTTCCGGTAAGGGGCAGCTACCAGCTCATTCAGTTGCGCAGCACCAGATCTCGCAGCCCCTTCCGACGTTTTGCGAAGGCTTGCATTCGGGCGGTTCGCGCACTTGTTCAATGACGTGAAGGAGATTGTGATGCGACATTTTTTCCTCACATTTTTCTGGTCCGTGGTGACCCTCATCTCGCTGTACATCTCCACGCTGGCAGGGCCGATGTTCCCGGTCACGAGCTGAAATGCGGTTAACAGCCGGGCCTATGGTTGACTCATGGTTCTCCTCCTGGAATTCATAGGCATGCCCTGAAAAGGGCACCGGACTTTTTCTTCCCCGTGCCTGCACTTCGCAGGCATTCACAAGCTCGCAGCACCGCTGGCGGGCTTTTTTTGCGGGGGCCGCTTCTTGCGGCTTTGGCCCGCTTTGCAGAGATGCAAGGCAGGCATACATCGGGTGCGCACAGCGAAGTGCCAGCGGCGCCAAGGTTCAGGCGACCAAGCGGAGGTTTATGCCGGTGCGGCATGAAGGACAGGATGTTGAAGATGCGGACCGCTCCGCATTGGGTCAAATGCCGGCATCGCGTAAGATGCTGATCCACCAGTAGAAGCGGGCGTCGTTCAATGGCAGGACGTAAGCCTCCTCCGAAAACAACGAGAATTCCCAGAAACCTACGCCAAAACCTACGCCAAACTGAACACCAAAAAGCCCGCATCGCGGGCTGTCTTTTTGGTGAGACTTCGGGTCGCTTCAGGTTTCCGCACGCAGCGCCTGCAGCTGCTCGGCCGGCAGCAACGCCTCCTCTTCGGGCTTCTCCGCGCCTGACCGTAGCGCGCCCAGCGGAGGTAGCCTGATGAGCGCATCGGCTTGGTCTGGCGTGCCGTGCAACCAAGCATCCCAGTCCTGCTCCTCAAGCATCACCACGCCGCGCTTTTCCTTGCCGGGCCGGTGCATGAGCGACAGCACCGGGTGCCCGTCTGCGGGCTGCGTGATCATCGTGTAGTTGGGCACGACCTCGCCAGTCCCCGGGTCCACCCACTCGCTGTGGAGCCCTGCTAAGGCTGCAGGCCCACCATCCGCTCGGCGGAAGGACCACCACACGTTGCGGATCCCAAGCCCCCAATAGGGTTCCAGCCATGACTCCACGGGAATCAAGCAACGTTGGCCAGCACGCCACGCCGGGGCAAAGGTCCACGACCTTGCCAGAGTCTCGCGCCTGGCGTTGTTGGTCGACATCGGCCGGCCCTCGGCTGTCACGGGCCGGCGTGTCTTGGATGATCGCGGGATCATGCCCCATTGCCCGATGTCCAGCACGCCGCCTGCAGTGATGTATGGACCCAGGGCCAGCGGCGTGACCTGCGGCTTCCACCACGGGAGCGGCGCCTGCCGGCCAACCCGCCACATGCGCTCGATCTCTATCTCTCGCGGGGTGTTGTAGCGATTACAGATAGCAGCCTCCGTTTGTGATGACCCAAACTACTGCCCCCCATCCTCACTCTCTACATCTCTGACATCTGACCATGACAAGCGAAGCTCTCACTGACATCCAATTGCGATCTTTGCTGAAGTACGACCCAGATACTGGCCAATTTGAGCGCCTTGTTCGCATGGGGCGCTACCAGGCCGGGACACAGGTGGGGGCAAAGATGCGAAGCGGCTACATCGCAATCCGCATCAACTTCAAGCTGTACTACGCCCATCGCTTGGCATGGCTCTACGTTCATGGGGCTTGGCCGACCGATCAAGTCGACCACATCAATGGAGCCCGGGATGACAACAGGATCGCCAACCTTCGTTTGGCGGATCGCTTTCGCAACACTCAAAACCTTCGCTCAGCCAAGGCGGGCAACAAGTCTGGACTGCTCGGCGTCTCCCCTCACCAAAACAGGTGGCGAGCTTTTCTCCATGTGCATGGCAAGACGCATCACCTCGGCCTGTACGACACCCCGGAAGAGGCTCACGCAGCCTACGTCGAAGCGAAGCGATCGATGCACGAGGGGAACACTTTGTAGAAGTGCACGCTGACTTACGCATAGTATTACTGTATATTTATACAGTCATGAAAGTCAAAGTCACCATCCTCCGCGAGGCAGGCGCGCGCAGCTATCACCGCGGCCCGCTGCAGTACATCAAGGGCGAGTTGGACCTGCTGCACGCACCCGTGCCTGGCGAGAAGCGGACCGTTCCCGTGCTGCGCATCCTTGGAGACGACGGAAAGAACCAACTGTTCGAACCGCGGCTGATCTACGCGTGCGCGGGCAAGATGAAGTTCAGCGGGTTGGAGCACTGTGACCGCGCATGGCACGCGCAGGAGTGGTCCTGCGAGTTCGACTACTGATCCCACCCAGGAGGCTCACCATGTTGCTCACATACGAGGAATTCCCCACGTTGCTCACGATGCCGCGCTGGTTCGGCACGCCTGAAGTCAAAGTCATGCCGGGTAAGCCGGAGGACTATTTCATCGAACAGTTCCACCCTGATTGGTTTCTGGTTTACGACTCAGACGGTGACATGGTCTACAGCGGTGTCGGCCCCGTGTCCGTGCACCAGTCCAACGCTCCCTTCTGAGAGCTACCATGCAAAACCCCATTGAGCGCGGCGTAATCGCCAAGGTGCGTGGTGAAGAGATGTCGGCAGCACAACGCCTGTTGCCTGTGGCTGGGCGGGGCCAGCCACAACACATCACCTGTGAGATTGAAACGCTGCTTGCCGGCCGAGTGCGCATCACGTTTGAGTTGCAGCGCTATTCGCATGGCCGCAATCAATTCTGGCATTGGGTCGGGCGCGGCGCCGAGCAACTGGAACAGCCTGCTGGCTGAGCGCCATGGCTGATGGCATGACCTGGGGCGGCGCGCCCACGGCGCCGGGCTGGTATGCGGTCGTGGTGGATTACGGCCGCCTGCCCTTCCCTGCTGCGCGGCGCTGGGACGGCGCCCTCTGGGATGACGAGCGCGGCATCAGGGCATTCGACGGACCGCACCACTCGGCCGACGCCGCCCTGGACTGGGCCATGGAGCGCTGCCCAGAGGATTGACAGGTTCGACTACTGCTTTTTCTGCACGCTAATGGATCCGTCGGCCTCCAGGAACATGCAGCGGATTTCTGATTCCTCGCAGTCTGCCTCGCGCAGCGCCTTCTCGATATCGTTGCGCGATACCCGGTGGCTTTTGCGCGCACCCTCGAAGATCGTTCCATCCCGCCCCAGCAGCACCGCCTCGCCCTCCAGCAGCTTTTCCGCCCCGCGCCAGCGCGCCGTCACGAAACCCACGGCCGTATTCAACGCAATGAGGATCACGCACACCAGCAGCCCTCCAGGCAGGGACTGATCAGACCCTGTCATTGAGGGCCCCGCCGCCTCGCTCACCAACATCACCACCAGCAGATCGAAAGGCGTGAACTGGCCCACGGTACGCCGCCCCGTCATGCGCATCATCAGCAGCAGCAGGACATAGACCGCCAGCGCACGCACGGACAACTCAAACGGATGGATGTCCAGGTTCCACATACCAACGCCCCTTCAATTCCGCCCCGCCCAGGGACTACGCGCTGAGATGCGCACTGAACACTTGAAGGCCTGTCTCAATTGCCGCAATGCCTGCTGCCGCCGCGCAGGCGTCTCGGCCGCCGTGCAATCGCTGGGCACCCAGACCTCGTAGCCCGACATGCGTGCATCCGTAGCCGTGAGCATGACGCACATGTCCGCAGCAAACCCCACGATGACCAGCCTGCGCGCATGCATTCTGCCCAGCAGATGCAGCAGCGGAGTGGAATGAAAAGCCGAATGCTGGGGCTTGAGAATCACCAGATCCTCCGCATCAGGCGCAAGCAGCCGAGCGATCTCGCCACGCTCGCCAGCCAAACCCTGGCAGGCGGCAAGAATGTCGCTGAACTCGCTGTGCCAAGTGCCGTAGTTATCGTTGGCGTAGATCGTAGCTACGCCCTTTTCGCGAAGCCTGGCCTTGAGCCGCACAATGCGCCGGGCAGCCCGTACCGCTTCCTGCAGCAAAGGCCCAGCATTGGGAAATTGAAGCGGGTTGATGACATCCACCAGCAACAGCACCTCCGCGCTGTGAGGCACTTGCGTGGGTTCTAACCACCTCGTCCTGGGCATCACAGCATGGATTCGCGTTGCTGCTCCGCTCGTGATGCGCCGATGGCAGTTTCAACCTGCTTGACCTCTTCAGGGGGAGGCAGGACTGCTGGCATACCCAAGCTCTGGATCCACAACTCGCGGCACCAACCCTTGGTGTGATACAGGTGATGATCTTCATCCTTTTCCACTCGAGCGTGAGCCTCCTTGAGGGCCTTGCCCGTTTCGCCTGTAGCCACCTCTGCGACCTTGCCCAGGAGCTCCCAGTTGGCGTGGTCCTTGGTCTCAGCGTGGACCACGCACTCGCACGCCACGAGTTGCGCAGCGGCTGCGCTACCACCTCGGAGAGCCAATTCCATCGCCTTCACCAGCGATGATCCTATGTGCTTCACGACATCACGGGAAGGCGAAGCTTCGTCCGGGTTGACCCCCAACAGTTCACATGTAGTGCGCACCACGTTCTGGTGGCTGAGCGTCTCTTCGAGATACTCTTCCCATTCCTTTTTAAGGTCATCGTTCAGGGCACAGGTCAGAGCAGTTCTATACACCTGCTCACCTCCCAGTTCCGTTTCCATCATCTGCAGCAACAGATCTTTGAGCTGAGAATCGTCATATCGTGGTTTAGCCATTTGACTACTCCGGTTTACAGTTGCGATCCGGCGATGGTCGGCCAACCTTGGCGCTTGGCGCGTAAGCAGCAACTGACGGGTATGTAGTGCTTCTCGAAAGTTACGTGTACGTCCAAGACCGTCAAATAATGACGGGCGGACGGCACAATGGCTGCATGAGATTCATCGCGCTACTGATCATCGCTGCAGCCCTGTTTTACGGAGCGTCGCGGATTTCCCACATACAGATCGGTGAGCGCGCCACAGGCGGCTACGACGGCGCGTCAATGACACCGCAGCAACGCGTCATCCAAGCCGAAAAGGAAGCTCGAGAAGCGGCAGAAGCAGCGCGCGCCGCGACGATGAGGCAAGCCGAGTAACACCAGCTGACCCGGCGTCTACGGCGTGATCGATCGCGTGCACGCCCTCTGCGCGGCCAGCAGCCGCACCTCGTAGCCCTCGCGGCGGTCGGGTATCGGCTCTCGACTGTCGCATGTCGACCCAAAGCAGCAGCCGCTTTGCGCAAATCGGCCGCTCGCCTATGAGGGCAAGTCGCGGGGAGGCCGCAAGGCGTGGCTGTTTACTAGTTCCCCGTAGAGCTGAAGAAGTTCGCTCTCAGCAGGCCAACTAACTTCGCACGATTAAGGCCCCGCAGCAGCGGATCCTCGGATAACCGGATGTAGGCTACTTGGCAGATGCGGAGTTTGGTGTCAGTCATAAATTTCTCTTGGTGATGTGTTGAGGAATGGGAGCGCAGCTGTTTCTCCGAATCCTTGCCCTCACATATAGACCCCGAAGAACCCTGGGGGTAAGTGACGGCCAGGATTAATAAATTTTCAGCCGCGAGGTCGCACGGCCCCTTTCCGCACACAAGACTCCTTCAGGCGAGCCTCGGAAAACGCATTTTCGGCAGAATGGTGGGATGGACATCTCAAACCTCGCCGAGCCGCCGGCGCGCCCGCGGAATACAGCCCTGCAAAAGCTTCAGGAGGACTTGGAACGGCAGATTAGGCCGTTCCGGGACATCCATAAGGTGCTCAACCAGCTAAGTGGATACAACCACTTCAAGGACATTGAGGCGGAAATTCGGCGTCACGCGCCCGACCAGCGGCTGCTCGCCATGCTGAAGTCTATCGGCGGCTCAAGCCTTATCCACCAGATGATGGAACAAGAGACTGCGACGAAACAGGTACAGCGGCTGATGAATGCTTACTTTCCTAAGACATCAGCCATTGGTCTGTTCGGCTCAGACACGGAAGCGTTCAAGCGGGCCATTGGTCTGAGTGGCAGCTTGACCGCAAAGATGCTCGAGGACGCAATGCCCAAGACGTCGTCGTACGAACGCCTGCTGGAGCAAATGCAGCACCAGGCACTGGGCGGAATGTCCGCCGTCGACTACGTGCGTCAACTAGAGCAGGCGAATCCTGCGCTGAGCACTATAGAAGCTGCTCGCAAATCCTTCGACAACATCTTCGCCACATTTCGAGACATCGACTTCAGCCAAATGGGCGAGTCGGAAGAGGACCTACGTGAGGCTGAGGCGCAGGTTGAGGACATCGCCCAGATGGCATCCGAACAGGCGGACTTCCAGGCGGCGACGGAACAAATTGCCGAGGCTGTGGCAGCCCACCCGAATCCATTCGTGCGGCTGTTCCTGTGGGTGCACTTCCGCACCCTCTTTAATCACATTTACGGTGGGGTCGTGAGCACCGTGATAAGCGTTGCCGTCACGAGCTGCATGACTGCGGTGCCCGCCCAAAGCCCACAGGAGGCGACAAAGAACGTCAAGGAAGCCGCCAAGGCTGCGGTGAGCGTCCCTGAGTTGCTTGCCGACCAGCGGTTCATCTCGGGCAAGGTGGTCAGCGTTCGCATGAGCCCGCGTGCCAACTCGCCTGAACTCGCACGCCTGAAGTTCGGCAACGTCGTGCGCGTGGTGGAGACCGAGCGGGACTTTACTCTTGTGGTGTGGGCGGACAAGGACGCAGGTGTTGAGATTAAGGGCTGGGTTTTCTCGCGCTACCTGGAGAAGTTCAAGTAAAACGCGAAGTGGGTTCGGCTTGGATTGCTGCGAGGTTGCTGTGACAACCCACTGCACCTGTCGCCATTGAGCCGGCGCCGGCGCCACCCTGTCATGTAGGTAGTACGGTATACGTATCTGCTGCGCTCGTTTCGTCGTCGGCGATGACGATGTACTGAGCAGCGTTCGCAGGACTACCCCGGGCAGAACAAGGTTCGAATTGTCGTCTTATTGCGTCGGCCGCATGCCGCTTAGCGAGGGAGAGAGACGGTGGTTGAGGATCTGCGGAGGAAAGAGTCTGCTCCTGACCGTGAGCAGCCCGCTACCGCACACGCAGCAGGAGCGCATGCCTGTCAGCGCGACACCTTGGGCCACGCGTCTTGGATCAGCGCAGCGTCGAAGGCGTAGCCATCCAACGACCGGTACTTACTGTGCGGCCTCGATCAAGGCTTCGCCGGCGCCGTAGGCGCGCTCACAGGCGCCGCCCCTGCCCCTGGCATCGTCAGCAATGCGCGCCAGCGCTCCCGCTCGCTCGTCAGCGCGGCGCTGCAGCTCGGCGAGCAGATCGAGGGCGCCGGTGTCTGGCGCGCACTGTCCGGCAGTGGCGCAAGCCTGGGCGGCGGCACGGTGGGCGGTGAGGTAGTCGGCGAGGTCGCCGCGCAGCCGGCCAGCAGCAGCGCGGGCAGCGTCAGCGTCAGCGGCAGAGCGCGCCAGGTCCTGCCTGGCCTGGGTGTCGATGTTGCGCAGGTCATCACGGTGTTGCTCCTCAAGTTTTCGGTATCGCTCGGCTGCCTGCAGGGCAGCCAGGGCCGCGGCTTCTCGATCAGCCGCCAGATCGGTGCGTGCCTGCGCGGCATCGCGCTCGGCGCCAAGGCGGGCCAGGGCCTGCCAGGCCAGCAGGGCCGCCAACAGCAAAGCTAGCAGTTGCCAAGCATGGGTTTGCAGGCGGGCCATCAAGGCTGGGCCTCCATGCAGGCCGCGTAGCGCGCCTGCTGCCGTGTCCACACTCCGCGGCACACCTTGTTGCCGGGTGCCGAGCAGTCAAAGCGCCAGCGCGTGGGCCGGCCTGCGCAATCCCATCGATAGGCGCTGAAGCCCTGCAAAGGCTGGGTGCTGGTCATGAATCGCCAGGACAGGTAGGACTGGCAGGCGCCGGCGTAGTCGCCAGCCCGTGTCCTGGCCAGCATCGAGGAGCCGCGCCAGGCGCCGCAACCATACTGGCCCGCGAAGTCCACGGCCTGGGCGAACTCGGCCGGGTGCACCCGCGTGTCGCCCAGCGAATCACGCACGCACGCGCCGTACTGCTGCTCCAGCAGGTTGATGGCCAGCTCGCGCGCCCGTTCGCGTGTGATGGGCGGGTCGGCCAGGGTCACGCGCGTGCCGTCCTCGTAGCGCGTGGCGCCATGGCCGATGGTGGGCACATCGCCGCGCACAGGGATGATGGGCGCGGAGCTGAAACCCTCGGCAGCGATCCAAGACGCCAAGATGGCGGCGCCGATGCTCAGGCCAGCGGCAGAAATGCGGCCGGCGTTCATTCGTCCACCTCGAGCACGCCCAAATCTGTGTCGTAGTGCTGCGCCGGAGCGCCTGTGGCTCGCATCAGGTCCATGCGCAATTGCCGCTCGGCATCCCTGCGCAGAAACTCCCGTTCCCTGCGGGCGTCATCAGCGCGCCGGAGCTTGGCGGCCTCACGCTTGTAGAACCAGGTGATCAACAGGCCGATGATCGCAACCAGAGCCCCGACGTAGGCCGCGAGGTCTGCCGCAGACATCTTGCCGGCCACGGCGACAGAGCCACCAAGGATGGTCGCCTTGTTTCCTGCTGCGCCAATGGCTTCGAGGGTTTCAGTTTTCATGACCCCGATGATTCCGGGGCCGGCCCGCGCTGGCGAACCCTACACGGGGGCTACTCAACCTCTCCCAACGAGTAGAACGCAGAAGGGTTCGAAAGATTGGCACTTTCGGCTGCGATCCATGCTGCAGGCAGCATCCCGGGATAGAGATACGAATAGCCGATATTCCCGTCCCAGACTTCAGCGACCTGGGCATCATTGCAACCGATGTATAGCGAATGGCTACCACCAGAGCCAGGTCGAACTGCTGAGCTCGCAGACGAAGCCGCGAGACTGCCATTCACATATAGATCCCGCCCGGAACTGCTTTTCTGCACTGCATGCAATCGAGCCGGTGTCTGCGTTCCCGGCGCGCTCGCGTTGTTGATCCAGCTGTCAGAGCTATTCCAGAATCCCCAGCGGTCTATTGATCGGTATGCCAGCGTTGCACGGTTCACGTTGCCGCCCGCGCCACTGTCCGAGCCGGTGACCGTGTAACTCATGATTGCCCGTGAGAAGCCTGTGATCATCGTCGATGCACTGCCGCCCATGGTCCAGGTCGAAAACTGCGACAGCCCATCTGCGCGATAGTGGCCCGCTCCAGCGATGTATGCGCCCAATTCGTTTGAGATCAAACGAGGCTGCCGTGCCCGCAGGGTTCTCACCACACCAGCATCCCCCGATGGATCGTGCAGCACAAGCAGCGCATCGTCCGTGTGGCTGATGCCCTCATATGACCCGCCGACGATGCCCCAAACCATGCCCTTGACGGTCCCATCCAGCTCCACGCGCACAGTCTGGTCGGTGTCATCCCGGTTGATGAAGATGGCGCCGCGCCAGAACGTGAGGCCTTGCATGCGCAGCACTGGAGCGCTCAGATTGAGCACCCCAATGAACTGCTTGGCGGCCATGTCGTACTTCCACAGTCGTGTGCCAGCACCGGTCCACGCGCCAAAATACAGCAGCCCATCCGCAGGGTTGTACGCGCACCCAGACATATCAACGCCCGACGGCACGCCGGAGGCATATGCGACGGGCGTGGCATCCACAAATGACAGGTCCGATTTGAGGAACCTGCCGATGTACATGTTGGCGTGGCCATCCGGGTCCGTGTATTGCTCCATCGGCACATAGATGTGTTCACCAACGACCTCGGAATCTCCCAGGTGGTTTGTGCCGGGGACGCTTGCAACCGGATTCGTGTTCTGAGAAATCAGGTTGAAGGAAGAATCGTATTTCTTGATGACATTTGTGCCGATAGCGAAGTAATTCACACCATCCCAGGCGATACCTTGGTGGACACCAAGATTCGGTGATGTGCTCGCGCTAACCAGGCCATATACCAATCCACCCGGGACTAGATCAGACCCCTTGCCAGAGCGGTCGGCAAAGGAGTCACCCATCATGAAAACGCGGTGAAAAGCGGACCAGACGGCATGCCGCCCATTGGGATCTGTCCACGGCACGGGCAGATCTCCCGCGCCGCCGAAGTGCACATAAACCGCCGTTGGGCCGGACGCAGAAATATCGACCTGGGCGAACAACGTACCGGTGCGTGCAATCGGGTTGAGCGACACCAGGTCAAAGGGCAGCTCCGCCCCTGCCGCAGTCCTCACCCGGATGTCACCACCATCGCGGCGCGCCATGCCATCCCAGAACCCAGCCGGCATGTCATCAAGCCTGATGTACAGCGCATATCCCGCGACGGCCACGGGCTGGGCGGCAACAGTGACGGCAATGCGCTTGGAGTGCCGCGACGAAGCGATGATGCCTGCAATCACGCTGTCACACCCATCACGTCGAAGATGTCTGTGCCCACTCTTTTGACCGTTACGGTTCCTCCGGTGGGGATCACCAAAGTTCCGGCATAGGGGGCATTGAGCGTCACACCCTCGCCCGCCAGCAATGTCAGGTTGCCAGCAGCGGCATTTCGCACATGCCACTCACCGTTGAGTGGCAGCGGCTGGACAGACTCTGGCGGGAATGTGCAGGTCTTGGCCGATGTCGATGTGAAACGGAGGTATCTTCCCGCCTCGGCTGCGGAAACATCGTGGGTGGTTCCAAGGACCGTCAATACAGGCGCTGGTCGCAGGTCGTCCTGTGTGGCCAGATCTGCTGCGCTCGATTTGGAGCCGAGATACTTCATGATCAGCCTGTGATGGTCACCCGGTACTGCCCGGTGGTCGGCGCGACGGCGAACGTGAACTGGGCGGTGTTCGCTCCGTTGGCCACCCAGTCGCAGAGCACTCCAGCGTTGGACGACGCTTCGCGCACGCTGACCCCGATGTCCTGCGTGTTCAGGTTGTGGGTCACGCTGATGGTGGTGGCCGTGCCGTCGCCGACGGTGGCCGACATCTTGCGCGCTACCACTGCCGGGTCCACCGAGATGACACCGCCCGTGATCGAGATGCCATTGCCGGCCGTATAGCTCGCACCACCACCTACCTGAGCGAACACCAGCGCCGTGGTGCCGATGGTGATGGGAGCGTCCGTGGTCATGAACCACTGACTGTTGCCGTTGGCCGTGCCCTCGGACACGAAGACGGCCGCGCCCAACACCTCGCTGGAAGCATCGAAGTCGGTGGCGCGCGTCCATGCGCCAGAGGCGGCCAGGTAGATGCCATTGGCAGAGCCCGCCGTCTGGTTCTTCGCCAGAACCCGGTCGCCCGCGACCACGGACACACCATCGATGGTCTGGGTGCCGGACAGCGTGATGTTGACCGTGGTGGCCGCACGCACTGGGTCCTTCCATTTGAAACCCTGGACCGCCGCATCCAGCTGAGCCTTGGTGATGGCGTCCTGCGGGTTGACGGCATCGCCGATGTTCGTCAGGCGGTTGCCGGAGCCGTCGAGGTGGTTTGTGATTTTCATGGCGTGTCCTCAGTTGCAGAAAGCGCGGCCGGTCAGCGGCACGCTGTGGGTGATCTGGACAATGTCGGCATCGAGATACCGGACATCGGGGTGAAGCTGGCCGCCGAGGTGGTCCACGACGGTGATGGAGGGGTAGCGCCCCAGGTTGTGGGCGATGGTCCAGACGGCGGCCGGGCTGGACTGGGTATGCGTGTAGGTCGCGCCGGCGCCGCCGCCGGGTGGGCCCTGAATTCCTGGAGGCCCCTGCTCTGCTACGGCCAGGATCTCGATGTCCTCGACCTGCTCCACGAGGATCTCCTTCTCGCAAACGACGAGCAGGCCGTTCATCGTGTGACCTCCGGGCTCACGCAGCAGGAGCCCTGTGCCAAGCGTGTGACCTCGCCGCCGGGGTGCACGATTTCCAGATCGAACACCCCGCCGCTCCAGGCGATGGCCGCCGTGGTGCCCGCATCGACCAGCAGATCCACGGTGCCGGCAGGGCCACCAAGGGCGATCCGGCCGTTCTCGGTGGTCAGCTCCAGCAGGACAGCCGTGGACTCCACCTCCTCGCGCACCTGCATGCGGGCCGTGCAGCCCATCAGGTCGATGGGGGTTTTGTCGGGGTTGAGCCAGCGCAGGCGCTTGCGAAACGTCGCGCCCTGGTAGATCTGCAGTTTGAGATTGGCCGGCTTGGTCATGCCCTGCAGTGTTCCCGGCAGGGCCACCGGGAGCGAACCCTAGCCGGGGGCGCGGCTCAGTGGATCACGGATTCAGGATCGAATCCCAGTCCGTCACATCCCGTTCGCTGCCGCTGTAGCTGCCGCTGGCGCGCACCTGGTTGTTCAGCGTGGTGATCATGTTGCCGAGGAAGTCCACGATCTCCTGGCCGTTGGCCATCTTGAGCTTTGCCACGTCCACGGCCACATCGCTGATCTGCAGGGCGTCGGCCGTGCTCTTGTAGTGCCGCTGGGCCGCTTCCTGGGCCAATTGCGCCAAGCGGGCGTTGAACTGGGCGGGCAGCGCGTAGCTGCGGTTGTAGCTGTCGATCACGGCATCCTGATCGCTGATCCACAGGCCCCTGGCGCGCAGCTTGTCGCGGAAGGCCTGGGCCGTCTGCTGGTGCAGCTGCTTGATGCGGTCCATGCGCTGGTCCAGCTCTGCGCGCACCAGGCGCATCTTGGTCTCGCGCTCCTCGCGCAGGCGCGCGGCGTGGGTGGCCGCGATGGCATCGGCTGCTGCTCGGGTGCTTTCGGCGTGCAGCCGCGCGATGGCGTTGTGCGTGGCGCCCGGGGCGAAGCGGTGGCCGCTGGCGGCGGCGGCATCCAGCAGATCCCGCTCCCCTGCCCAGGCGTCCTTGCGCGCCAGCGCGAAGGCGGTGTCGCCGGCAACGCGGTCCACGCTCTCGATGTAGGTCGTGCCCACCGCCGATGTCAGGGCCGACTGGATCCACGCATCCGCGTCGGCCCCAGCGTCCAGCAGACCCGGGAACAGGTCGTTGACCACGCTGCTGTAGCCCGTGAAAAACGTGCCCACGGCCTGCTCGACGAGCAGCGGCAGCTGGCCCACGGCAGGGCCTGAGGCCCCGACCGAGGCCGGGCCCAGGGCCGTCAGCACGGCAGACAGGCTGTTGCTGTGCTTGGCCTTGGCCACCTCGGGATAGTCGGGGATGCCATCGATGATCTGGGTGATGGCTGGGCCGATCTTGGACTGCATCCTGCCTGCAGCGTCGTTGATCATCGTGCCGATCTTGTCGATGGCGGTGTAGACGATGGCGGCCGAGAGGCCCTGCATTGCGATGCCGGTGGTGGCCATGCTTACTCCTCAGCGTTGACGGTGTTGGATTCGGAGGCCTGCGAGTTCACGGACACGCCGGCACTGTTGAGCGCCGCGGCGGAGCCGGTGGACAGGCGGCGCAGGCGCTTGACCTGCTGCTCGACGTTCAGGCCGATGACTTCCAACGCGCGGTCGTTCATGGCCTTGACGGTGCGCTGCGAGGCCGCGCTGCCGTCCTGGTTGGCCAGGACCTGGGCGTCCCAGCGCTGCAGCTCGGCGCTGGCCACCTGCATCTGGGCAGCGAGGGCCTGGTCGTCGCGGCGCACGCGCGTCAGGTACTCGTTGTTGCGGCCGAACACGTCGTACATGATGTTCATGCGCCCGAACACAAAGTCCATTGCCGTGTCCAGCGCGGCATTGCGCAGGCGCGCCAGCTCGGTGACAGCGTCCACCAGCAGGCGGCGGCGCTCGGCTTCGCGGTCGGCGGTCATCTGGGCGGCCAGTCGGCCCTGGTACAGGTCCACCACACCGCCGGCCACGGCCTGCAGCGCTTTGGCCGCGCCGGGCGGCACGGCCAGCCCGCGCTGGTTGAGTCCGCCCAGCACCTGCACGCCCTGCTGCCGGGCCTGGGCTATCCGGTGGTCCTGGCCGACATAGCCCAGGCCGTCCTGGCCATGCATGGTGGCGCGCAGCCACTCCACGGCATTGCGCCAGCCCGGGCCCACGGGCGCCACGATGTCCATCACGCCCTGGAACTCCACGGCCCATTCGTCGGCCACCTGATCCAGCTGCTTGGCCAGCGCCTTGTCGTGCTGGGCCACCCAGGAGCCTGCATCCGCCGGATCGAATCCGCTGCTGTACTGCGGCAGCCGGTAGGCGCCATTGGTCCTGGCGGGTGTGAAGGATGCCACGGGCGACTCGATGGCCTGGGCCTCGCCGTACTTCTGCAGCGCAATGCCCCAGGCACGGCCCAGCAGCTCGTCAAACAGAATCGCTGATGGCAGCGCGCGTCCATTGGCCATGGTCAGCCCCTCCCGATCCGGCGCTGGCCCGCGACCACGCCGAAAACAATGTTGTCCAGCTCGGCCGCGCCCTCGCCCACCAGGTCGAACGTGAAGTAGTTGGCGGCCAGGCCCCGGCCCGGATCGAAGCGCTGCACACGCTGCGCTGCATCCACGCGCCGCGCGCGGTAGGTGTGGGTCTGCTGGCCGTCGCCGATGCGCACATACAGCTGGCCCGTGGCCGAGACGCCGGCATGGACCGACTCCAGCCGCTTGATGGCCTGGCTGCCGAAGTCATGCTTGCCCAGGCCCGCCCCCCATTCGATGGGCAGGCCGGCGTCGGTGCTGCCGCCCAGGCTGTAGACGCCATCGGCGCGCACACCGAACTGCCGGCCGCCCACGGTCATGAAGCTGTCGAAGGCGTAGCCCTCGTAGCGGGTGGAGGCACTGGATTCGGTGTTGACCACCCAGGCATGCCCCGGATCGACCATCACAGGCCGGCCGTCCACGACCCGGAACACCAGCGCCCGGTAGCGCTCCACGGCGCCCAGGTGCTCGAGCACGCTGGCCACGATGGCGCCCGAGATCTGGGTTTCTGCCGCACTGCTGATCTGCTCGTGCACGTCCAGCACCAGGCCGGCCGCGCCCAGCGTCAGCGCGCCCGAGGCACCCACGCGCTCGGCAATGACCAGGGTCACGTAGCCGCTGGCGGTCAGCGCCGCATCGGCTCCCAGCAGGTCCTGCGCCCGCACCAGGTGGGTCAGCGCCTCCACATCGGACAGCAACTGCAGGGGCGCCAGTGTCAGCCGCCCCTCGGCATGCCGGTCCTGCGAAGCCACGGTGAAGGCCGGGCCCAGGCGCATCTGGTAGTCGTGGCCCTGGCCGCTGATGAGGGCCCCGTTGACCACGGGCGGCGGGACGAAGGCGGTTCCGATGGAGTACTGCGGAATCCAGGCGCCCTCGCCCACTTCGACCTGGGCCGTGGCCTGCAGGCGCGCCAGCGTGGGCCGCGCCACGGCGTCATTGCGGGCGTCCGATGCCCGGACCTGGGCGCCGGCCAGCCGCAGCGCGCCGCGCGGGATGGGGTCGCCGGCCACGCGCAGGGGCCGCAGCCGCGCCTTGACCTGGGCCAGCGGCCTGTCCGCGGCGAAGAGGTCCAGCGGCGCCAGGGCCAGGCGCATCCCCATGGGCTCCAAGGCCTGGCCTGCAGCTTTGAGGCGGGCCAGCATCAGCACCGCCTTGCCGTCTTCTGCGGGCAGCCCATCATCCAGCTGCGGAGAGTCCACCGCATCGTCGCCGCAGTACAGCACGGCATCGAGCACAAAGGGCTCAGGCTCGCTCATCCGAAACGGCCCCTTGTAGATGCTCACGTCGTTCAGGAACCATTCGATGCGCCCGCCACCGACCTGGGCCCGGACTGTGTCGCTGCCCGTCATGGCCCCCACGCTGCCCAAGGTCGCGCCTGCATGCCGCACGCTGATCTCTCCGTCTCCGAACACCAGGCCGTTCTCGATCTCATCGAACGATGAGCGCTTGTCACGCGGGACGCGGCTGGCCAGCGTGAAGCCCACAACTGCGCCAACCGCCTTGCCGACGATGAAGCTTGCCGTGCCGATCCAGTTGGCCGGCAGCTCGCGCAGGCTGTGCGCCCCACCGTTCCAGCCGAAGTGCCAGTCGTAGGTGCGGCGCTCCGGGGTGGCGACCTTCGGCGGCCGCGCCGGGATCGCAGGCTGCGCTGGGATCACGATGCGCACGTTCTCGCGGCGCATGATCCAGGCGCTGGTCCAAGTCAGGGGCACGCGCTGCCTGCGTATCACGCCATCCACAGTGATATCGGCCAAGGCCCAGATATCGCTGTAGTGGGCTGCTTCAGCGCTCAACAAGGGGTTGCCCACCCTGTCGCTCAAGGCATCCAAGGGCGTGCGCCAGCCCACCGCCTTGGAGCCATCGGGCGCGGTGTATTCAACGCGCTGCATCTCGTTGATGCCGGCTTCCACGCGCACGTCTCGCCATTCATAGGTGATGCGCTCGGGGGTTGCAGCCCGGCCCGGAAACCCCGGGTCCGCAGCCGTGGCCGGCACGAACTCGACCAGCTTCTTGTTCTTGATCAGCGCGTTACCCATTGGCGAGCTCCTTGGCGCGGTGGTCGGCCATCCAGGGCCGGCCGGGGTTCATGGGCAGCAGCTCGCCGTTGTCGTCGCGCAGGCTCAGCAGGGGAAACAGCTCGCCGCGGTTGAAGTCGAAGCGCGAGTCGTCGATGTCGTAGCCGCTGGAGCCGGGCAGCAGTTGGCCGTCCACCCAGGCCCAGTACGGCAGGCGCATGCTGTGCGCCGTGGCGCGCCAGCGCTGGCCCCCGTCGCGGCTGGTGTGCAGCTTCACGGCCAGCGGCAGGATGGCGCCGTTCTCGTCGGTCTGGCGCGGGCCGTAGACGGGGATGGCCAGCGTGCGCTGGTCCAGCGCCACGACAAAGCCCACGCGCTGGGGCCAGGGCTGGGGCAGCATCCGCCGCTCCCAGGTGGCGCCGCCGTCGGCCGAGACCATGAGCTGAACCCGGCTACCGGGATAGTCGATCACGCCGGGCGAGCCCTCGGCATGGATGTACTGGGGGTCAAACTGGACCCACAGCAGCGGCTTCCTGTCCACGCGCACGCCGCCGCCGTAGCCCACGGCCCAGTAAGGCGGGTAGTGCCGCAGGCCGCCGATCACATCGCCAGCATGCAGCCCTGCGCTGAACCGGCTGCCCGGGATGGTGCTGATGCGCGTGGCGCCGGTGCGGGTGAACGCATAGACCTGCACGCTGGCCGCGTCGGGCGCGGGCACCAGGCTGTCCAGCTGCAGGGCCGAGACCAGCAGCAGCGTGTCCTTGTCGCGCGGCACCATGGCGGCGATCACGGGCGCGGCATTGCCATCCGTGATACCGGTATGCGGCACATGGACCCAGGTGGCGCCGTTGTCGTCGCTCCAGAGATAGGCCCAGCCCGCGCTGGCCGCGCCCTGGCTGCCACCACCGGGCAGGCGCAGCGTGGTCATGCGCAGGGACAGCACCAGGGTCTGGGGCGACAGGCGCACCAGGTCCATCTCGACCGGTGCCATGTATTGCCCAGGGCCCGCGGCAGCGGGCATGGTGATCTTGGAGGTCTGCACGCCATCGGCCGTGGTGCGCGTGCAGGTCAGCCGGAACAGGCCCGAGGAATCGGGGTGGTAGCAGTCCTCGGCCAGCCCATGCACGGCGACCAGGCTCAAATAGCTCTTGCCATCCTGCTTGGCCATGGCCGGCTCGGCCACGGCATAGGTGCTGCTGGGGTCTGCGCGCATGCTCAGCAAGACCCTGCCGAATAGCAGGCCCGCATTGGCCGCATAGACCTTGCTCGCGTCGTACAGCCGATCGTCGTCTGCAAAGAAATCGATGGAGCGCGAACCCGGATCAAAGCCCAGGCCGCTGTGCACGCCGAACGAGAGCAGCACCTTGCCGCCGGCGGGCCGGTCCGGGTCCATGCGCACCAGCTCGACACCAGTGCAGCGGCTGTCGCGGCGCACGGTCTGTACGAAGCGATTCATCCCCGCGAAATACCGCGTGTCGCCGGCCGCCGAGACCTCGCGCACCAGCAGCACCGTGCCGTCGCCCAAGCTGAACAGCCGCCGCTTGCCGTTCTTGGTGGCATGGTCGGCCGTCTCCACGCGGGTCTCCACACGGGTGAAGCGCGGCACGCGGGTCTGCAGCTTGGAAGCGGCCAGGTTGCCAAAGGACAGCGGCCCCTGCTGCTCGTCCAGCGCAGACGCCATGAGCTGCACCCGGGGCACAGCGTCGGGTGCCCCCGGGGCGGGCTGCGCCACATCGTCGGGCACGGCCTGTGCATAGCCATCCGTCAGGCGGCGCGCGTCCGGCGGCTCCCACAGCGACACCAGCTGCACGACCTCGCCACCCGTGCGCCGCATGGTGACGAACTCGCCCGAGCGCTGCACCTCGCTGCCGTCGCGCCGGTCGGTCATGAAGGAGTTGCCCACATCCAGCATGCCCTTGAGCGCCTGGTGCTCTGGCCCGCCGGCATCGCCCTTGAGGTCCTTGTGGATCAGCATCACACCTCCTCGCGCGCCAGCAGGAAGTCGGTCCAGAACTCGGAGGGGCCGCCCCCGCTGGTGCCGTTCCACCAGAAGGCAGCAAGGCGATCAATGCCATTGAAGGCCCCATCCGCCTGCACACGGTCCGTCGCTGAAAGCGCATAGGGCCGCATCTCGTGCCACTCGAATTCCGTGCCCGCTAGTTCGGCTGCCGTGATCTCGCCCAGCAACACCTCGCCGTCGAGTACCTGGATGCCGCCGCCCAGGCTCACCAGGCGCAGCTCCTGCACCGTTGAAGGCACGTTGACCGGCTTGACCACAGAACCGGCCGCGTCCAGATCGAACTCATGCACGCCCGCGTTCGTGGCCTTGTACAGCAGAGTGACGTCCGCCGTGACACTGACGGGCTCAACGGCCCCTGTGACCTGATAAAGCCCCACGTTGATCGTGCGCACCAGCTGGGCCGGGGCCCGGACCTCGAAGTCCGGCGCCGGCGGCAGGCCCAGGTCCAGGAAGCCGCGCGACGGGTTGATCGCATCCCCGTTCCAGCCGAACGCCCAGTGCGCTGCATCGATCAGGTCCTGGAAGTCCAGGCCCAGGTAGGGATCATCGGCAGCCACCACGGCCACGAGCACGTCGGCCTGGGGCATCAGGGCCCCGGCCTCGTAGACGAGCGTTCCAGCAGCCATGCCTTGCCCCGATCAGAACGCCGGCAGCGCGATGGAGAAGAAGTTGACGGCCTGGGGCGCGCCGACCGCCAGATCCACGCTGGTGATGTTCAGGTCGGCGCCTGCGCGCGCCACGGTGCCCTGCAGGCGGGGCAGCGTTATGGATAGGCCTCCGGCATCACTGGCGCCAACGAAACGGAAAAACCGCACCGTACCGGACTCGATCACCGTGCCGGTCCAGGTCTGGGTGGACAGCTTCTCGATGAAGCCATCGGCCGCCGTGGTGCTGAGCGTCAGGCCCGCAGAGGTGCCGTCGCTGTAGATCCGGGCCAGCAGCTTGTGCACGGCAGGGTCCAGCGCGGCGTCGGCCGTGGCAGGGATCGACACTTCCGGGCAGCCGTACAGCTCCAGGAAGCCGCCATCCAGGGCCGCCTTGAGCGAGCCCGTGGCGAGCATGTGATTGCGAAGGCCGGTAGAGGCTTTGGTCGTCATGGTGGTGGTCCTCGAAAGGTCAGGAAGCGGTGGATCAGGAAACTCAGGAAACGGAGATGAACTGGAAGCCCGCCAGGATCTCCAGGTAGAAGGCGGGATCGACGGCGCGCGCCACGGGCAGGCGCACGATGGACAGCAGCGCGCCGGTGTCCGAGCCCTTGCCCGAGCTGCTGCTCACGAACACGCCGTTGACGGTCTGCATGCCGGTGAAGCTGAACCGCGCCAGGCTCAGCTCGTTGCTCACGCCGCCGGCCGAAACGTTGCCCGGCACCCAGGCCTTGCGCGTCGTGCCGTCGTACTGCGTGACCTCGGTCACCAGCGTGGGCAGCGTGGCGGCCGTCTCGGTGCCGTTGGGCACATAGGAGCCGGACCAGAGCCCGATGAACAGGTTGGCCGGCATGGCCGCGCCCTTGAAACAGGCGTTGGCGATCAGGTCCAGGCCTTCGCCGGGCACGCGGTTGTGCAGGCGCTCGCGGTGCACCAGCGCGTCGTCGGCGCGGCGGCGCAGCGCCAGGTCGTAGGTGAAGCCGCAGGGAATGGCGTGGTTGGTGTTCATGGCTGGGCCTTTCGTACAAGCCGGACCTGGGCATAGGAGCCCACGCCGGCCGAAGTGCTGGGGGATTGAGAGAGGGTGGCCACGATGGCGCGCATGCCGTCGGCCTCGCGGTACAGCGTTGCGCCAGCGCCCGAGGCCTCTATGGCGATGTGCTCGGCCTGCAGGTTGACCAGCGAACCGTCCGGCCGCGCCGAGACAATGCCGCGCGTGCTCATCCAGTGCGCGCCGTCCGTGCCGCCCGTGGCCGCGAGCCGATACCCGGCCTGCTGCTGCAGCGCCCCGTAGGGCAGCACCGCGCGCATGGACTGCGCCGGCAGGCCACCGGCCAGGAAATAGGTCTTGTCCGCCATCACAAACACGCCAGCCTCCACGGCCGCGATGCAGGTGATGGGCGCCGGGAAGATCTCGAAGCCCTGCGACTCGTCGCGCAGGCCCGGGGTAAAGGGCTCGCTGTAGATCAGCGCCGAGCCCACAGCCACCAGCAGCCGGCCGCCCTGGTAGGCAATGCTGCTGCCCGCCGGCATCAGGGAGAACTGCACATCGCCCACGACCTGCGGCTGGGCATCGAGCCAGCGCGGCGTCGGGCCGGGCACGGGGTGATAGGACCCGACGCGGATGCCGTCGGTGAAGTACACGGCCTCGTTGACCTCGGCATAGACAACGGGCGTGACCCGGCCGTATCCCGCGGCGACCTGGGTGCGCGTGGTGGCGCCCGAGGCATCCACATCGATGCGGAAGATGTCGCCACTGTCGCAGTACAGGCCATAGGAGCCGTCCAGCGGCGACCAGCCCGAATGACAGTCCAGGCCCTGCTCCGCCAGCGCATACCCGGCCCGCGTCTTGAGCGAGCCCTGGGCCGTCACATCGACGTTGAGTGCATCACGCAGCAGATGGCCGGCGCCCTCGGGCAGCCCGAGCTTGAAGTCGGGTGCGCGGTTGTCCATTCCGAGGGGGAACGGGCCGATGGGCTTGGGGGTGGATGGCATGCCCAGGAGTTTCCCGGGCGCGAGAAATTCTGACGAACCTTAGGCGGAGGACTCCATAAAAATCTCCCGCCGAGGGGCAACGCCATGGCCATGAAAAATAGGCCCAGTATTCGTGCGAGCTTCTTTATCAGCCTGCAGAAGTCAACAGGCCCTGGCCAAAAGTCTGCCAACCAGCGCTCCCAAGTTGGTAAACCTCCTGACCAAATTTGAATATTTTTGATCCATTTTCCGCCGCCTTTGCTGCCTTAGAAATCAAATCCATTCCCTTTGCAAGTACAGACTTAACCTCCTCAGAGCTGCTCTCAACCTCCTTAACGAGATCAGGCGCAGCATTTCTCATTTCACCACACTGTTTATTAACAGCATCAACAATAGGCTTTGCGCCATTTATTTGATACAAGATCAATGCCGTTTTTAATTCATTCAACTGACTTTCAAGCAGCTCCCTAAGCCCCACCGGCATCTTGGTGTTAGCCAGCAACTCCTCTTGCTCAGAAATAGCCATCATCAGATCGAGCATATCATCCTGACCCATCTGCTCTTCCGAATAATTGCTTAATGCCCATGACATCCAGCTCAAACACATGCGGACTTCTGGAGGAACTACACCGCCCTGCGATTGACTCCAAGGTAAATGCACATATTTAGTCGAAAGAGACTTATATAGTCCAGCCACCACACCCTTATAGCAATCCTCCGGCACTTCGAGATACCTAGCTTTTGCCTCTAAGTTACGCAATTCTGCACCTAGGGCACGAAGCGCAATTACGACTGCCTCCTCGATTTGATCCTGAGTTGCTCCAGGCTGAATATTCAAATAGGTCTTCCATCCTTCAATCTGTTGGCTTTCATGCTTCAAAGCGCAGAAGTGAGAGACGATTGCTTTTATTCGGGTGGCAGAGTTCATGTTTTCCGAGTGATTAATAGAGGATCTGGCGGGCTTTCGACAATCTCCACATTGCTCACCTAGCCCTGTCAGTCGCATGCAAGGTGACCAGTGAGCCAGCTTAGCTCACTCATGACCATTGACGAACATGACTCTATCAGGACTACGAAACATCACCATCCACTCCCTGTCAGCCGGAACAGTTTAGTGAGATCTAATTGCTTACTCGACCTTGCCGTCGTCGATGGATTGCTCGCAACCAGCTCCCCCAATACGATGCCACCATGCCCGGCATCATCTTCTGGCTGCTCGTGATCGCGGCCATCCTCTTCTTCAAGCTGACCACGCCCGCCGAGCGCCGCTCGATGATCGAGACCTACTGGTTGATCATCATCGGGCTCGGCGCCGTGGGCTTCATCTGGCAGTTCCTGCGCCAGGGCACGCTCAGTTCGTGAGCCCGGCCACGCGCTCGGCAATGGCGTTGCGGCGCTGCTCGATCTCGTTCAGGCGCTCGCGCTTGGCCTCCGCCGACAGCAAGCGATCCCCGTCGATCTTCTTCGCGCGCTGGCCCAGTTCGGCCATCTGCTGCTTGGCGGCGTTGATGGCCATGCGGTTGCGCAGCTTCGGCCCTTCCTCTTCCTGGATGCTGCGCGCCAGCTCGACGTCGCCGGACTTGATCGCGGCCTGGTAGCTGGCCCAGGCCTGCTCCACATCCTTGGCCTGCTCGTACATGGTGGTGACGTAGCGGCTGGAGCCCGTGGGCAGCTCCTCGACGAAGTTGCCAGCCACGAAGGTGTCGCGCAGGCGCATGGCCGGGCGCTCGCCGCGGTCGAGCATGGGCCGCGCGATGGCGTCGGTCGCACTGGTGCTGACCGTGGCGAGCCAGCCGAAGTACCCGCGCAGCAGGAAGTCCACCTGCTTCGGACTCAGGCCCGAGTACTCGCCCTTGGCCAGGCGCACCGGGTCCGGCAGACCCCAGGAGCCCAGCAGGCGCGCCACTTCCGAGGTGCGCTCGTTGTAGCGGTCCTGCGGGCGCAGGCGCTCGTCGGCCATGCCCTCGATGGCCCGGCCGCTGAAGCTGTCCTTGTTGGCGTAGACCTCCAGGAAGGGCTTGATGGCCTGGGGCGTGGGGTCCATGGCGAAGGTGTTGAACACCATGTCGCTGATGCGCTGGCCGAAGCGCTTGCCCGTCATCTCTTCGCTCATCATCAGCTCGGCCGTGCGCTCGGCCACCGTGCCGATGGCACCCACCTCGAAGGGCTTTGGAATCCGGAAGGCCTTGTCGCCGATCTTGAACCACCAGAAATTGTCCCGGTCGAAGTCCTCGCGCTTCTTCCAGTCGTCGTCATCAGCGTAGGCGGCCAGCAGGCCCAGGCTGGCCATGGACACAGCGCCGGCCATGGCGGCGAAGCGGCGCGGGTCCTCACCGGCGGCGCGGCCCAGCTTGTACAGGCCCTGCAGGCGGGCGTTCAGGAAGGGCACGGTCTGGGCCAGGAAGCGCACGGTCTCCCATTTGCCGGACATGCTGAAGTCCATCAGGTCCCGGGCCTGGAAGCTGGCCTCGGCATGGCTCAGACCCTTGGCGCGCAGGCGCTCGTACAGCGCCGTGCGGTTCACGTTCTCGGTGCGGTCGCCGAATTCCTCGTACACCTCCCACAGAGAGCGCATCTGGTCCTTGAGCTTGTCGAAGCCCTGCTTGTCCAGCATGGTGCCGCCCAGGCGCTCGATCTGCCCGCGCAACTGGTTGGTGTTCTCCTGCGTGCCGAACTTGATGATGCCGCCGCTGGCCAGCATGGAGGCATAGGTCTGGCTGTTCTTGTCCGTGGCCTTCCAGCCCTTGGCGACGTTCTCCAGCGGGTTGTAGCTCAGGTCGCTCTGCGCGATGGCCGAGAGGCTGTCGCGGATCAGGTTGCGGATCTTGAAGGTGGGGTTCACCGTCACGCCGAAGGTCAGCAGGCGCTTGAACGGCGCCATGGCCTTGACGATGCCCGGTGGCGTATAGCTCATGGCCGAGATGGCATCGACAAGGTACGGGTCCTCGACGGCCCAGTGCTCCGCCACACCCTCGCGCATCACCTTCACGGAGCCCTTGGTATCGGCGGGCACGCGGTAGGCCACGCCCAGCTTCTCGGCCGCGTCCATGGTCTCCAGGGAGGCCCGGTTACGCGCGGCGGCGGCATAGAGGTGGCTCCAGTTCATGAGCGTGTTCTGCAGCAGGTCGGCGTTGAGCTGCTGCGTGCCGCCCTTGAGCTTCTTCCAGGCCTGCTGATTCACCAGTCCGGAGCTGAAGCGCGGGCCGCGCATGCCCCCGTCCTCTTCCATGAGGCGGTAGAACGGCACATAGGGCTGGTCCTTCATGAGGTCGTAGGCGGCCTGGTCAATCAGGCCCGAGTCCCGCGCCACCTTGAGGCTGGCCTCGTTGAAAGCGTTGAGCTCCCGGAGCGCCGCGGCGTACAGCGGCATGCGCGCCGTGCCGTCGGCCATGCGGCCGGCATCCAGCGAGCGTAGGGCCGTGATGTCGCGGTCGGTCAGCAGGTTTTCCTTGCCCTCGGCCTTCAGGCGTTGGGCACGCTGGGCGGCCACCCACTGGAAGAATCGGTCGTGCTCGCCCTTGAGGCTGGCCAGCACGTTGGCGAAGCCTCCGTCCTTGATGTCCACGTCGGCCACGCCGTCGCGCAGGTAGGGCTTGCCGTAGAGCAGCGCCGCCTCCACCGCCCCGTCGCTGCCCTTGGACAGGCGCGCCAGGATGTAAGCCTTCTCGCTGATCTCCTTGAGGGGTGCGAACTGGTCGACCAGGCCCTGGCGCAGCTTGGTGCCGATGTTGTGGCTCATGGCCTGCGCGCGCTCGGCCCAGGTCTGCTTCACCTGGACGCCGAAGGCATGCTCTGCGGCGCGGGCCTGCTCGGCGGAGTAGTGGCTGGCCGTGGGCGCGGCCGGCGCGGCCCGGCTGAACTGCTGCGCTACCATCGGCCTGTCTCCCGAATTGGATGAGCCGGGTCGCTCCACACCGCTTGCAGTGTCAGTGCCGGAAACTCGACGATTCGGGGGGCCTTCTTGTGTGGCCCCGTCCAGCTCGCCAGCCAGCGCGGGATTCTCCCGCTGCGCGATACCGAACGCCAGGTTCACCAGGTCCTGGCTGGCGAAGTCGCTGCGGCTGCCCGCGATCTTGGCCCAGACCTGGCGCAGCACCTTGCGCACCTGGTCCAGCCAGCGCGCCACGGTGCCGGGCTTGGCGAGGGCATTGGGACGCACACCCATCTCCAGAGCAACCTGCACGGCGTAGGGGAAGAGCTCCTGCGACGAATAGGCCTGAGCATCTCCAGACGCAGGATGGGAATCGCGCACGCGGGCGGCGGCCTCGTTGTAGACCTGGCGCTCCAGGCTACCCTCTGGCGCGCTGGCCCAGCGGCCAATGGCGCCATGCAGCTGATTCCAGCCCTCCTCGCCCAGCACCGCAGGGCCGTGCTTGTGCATCAACTCATGGGCCACCACGCCCAGCTCGTCGCCGGCCACGATGTGGTCCGAGATGATGAACACGGTCTTGGTGTTGGGATCGTAGAAGCCCTGGGCCTTGCCGCCGCCCTCCGCACCCATGGACACGGGGCCGATCAGCGGCTCCCAGTTGGCGCGGATGTCGTCGGAGGTGGTGACCACGATGCGGCCCAGGCTGTTGGGCAGCATGCCCATGCCGCCCACCAGTTGGTTCACGGCTTGGCGCACAGAGGCATTCGTAGCAGCGGAGACTGGCGGGCGCAGTTTGCGGATCTCCCGGGCCAATTCCTCGGGCATGTTGCGGCTGAACTGCGCGGCGGCGCCCTGCTCTACACTGGCCGCGTCCCCCGCAGAGCGGATGGAAGTCAGGTCAGGGCCTGCAGCCTCGGCAGATGCGTCCACCCCTTGAGCTGCGGGGGGCATTCCGTTTTCGGGCGCCTGCTGCTGACCGGCGCGCGCCGCATCAGCGGCATCCACCTCGGCCAGGATCTGCGCCAGCCTCTTGCCCTTGGGATCTATTCCCAGACCCCGGGCCACGCGGCCGGCAGGTAGCGCGCTGGATCGCCAGTTGGCCGGGCGGGCCGCTGCTGCCTGCGCTTGTCCTTGCGGGCCTGGCGCCGCGCCGCCTTGCGCGCCATTGTTGAGAGTCGTGGTGCTGGCATTGGTCAGACCTTCCTGCGCTGCAGCAGCACCAGCAGCCGGCGCGCCTGGCGCTCCAGTTGCTTGCGGAGGTTGCGCGCCAGCTTGCTGGGCTTGATCGGCTTGCGGGGCAAAGGTGGCTCCTGTTGTTTGGGTCAGGGGTGCAGGCCCAGCGGCTTCCAGGGCGCCGGGTCCGGTCGAGGGAATGGCTGCTGGGGCGGCCACGGCGGCAGCTCGTGCCTGGGCACCTTGGGCATTTGCGATCTCCTGGACCTGCAGGGCGGCCTGCTGGGTGGCGTCGAACCCGGCATCCACCGCCATGGCTGCGCCGCGCGACAGCGGGCCGTCTGCAGGGTTGATGCCCATGCGCTCGGAAGGACGCTGCAGCGGGCGCTGGGGGATCAGCGCCTCCATGGCGGCGTTGTCTGCGAAGGGGTCCATCGCTGGCGCGCGGTCGGCCGGCAGCGGCGCAGGCTCGCCGACACCACGGAATCCCATGTAGGCGTCCACCATGCGGCGCACGCGCTGCGTCTCAGTGGTGTCGAGCGGCTGCTCGTTGATGCGGGCAAGGCCCTCGTTCAGGCCGCCCAGCACCTGGGCCGAGTTCTCGGCGCCGCCATCCAGCAGGTTCTGCAGCCCGGATAGGATGCGGCCGGTGCGCACACGGGCATCCACAGCGGCAATGCCGGCATCCTCGCTGGCCTGCTGGAACTGGCCCTGCAGCTGCACGCCCATGGCGTCTGCCGCCTGCAGCCCAGCACCAGGGGCTGGCGCACCAGCAGGATCAGCGCCCACGTTCTCGGCCAGCCAAGCGTCTTCCATGGCATCGCGCACCGTGTCCACCGTCTGCTGGGTAGAGAACTGCGTGCCGCTGCGCACAGCGGCTTGGACTTCGGCCAGGTAGTCGGGACGCTGCTGGGGGGTATCCTGTGGGCGACCGAGGAACTCACGCACCGCAGCGTTCTGCTGGTCCCAGTCCGTGAAGGGGTCCACAGCCGGACCAGCAGCCTCTGCCGGAGCAGCAGCACCTGGCTGCGCGGCACGTGCGCCAGCCTGCACCTGCTGGTCCCATGCTGTGTAGGGGTCAGGCTCTGCCTGCGACCTGGAAGTCACCAGGTCCTCGAAGTTGGCGGGCGCGCCCAGGTCCACGGGGTTGACCGGCTGCCCGGCCAGGTTCTGGATGCTCGCCTCCTCGGCCAGCTGGTTGGCACTGGCTGCGGCGTCCTCCGCGCGCTGGCGGCCCTGCTGGTCTGCCTGGCGAGCGCGACGGTTCGCCGCGCCGCTCACATTGGCGCCAGCCCCCATCACGCCACCGGCAATCGCTCCTTCCGTGCTGGCTCGGGCCACGCCCTCCATCAGCGGCTTGCCCTCGGCGTAGTTCTGCCACATCTGCTCCTGGGCCGACTGTGGCAGTTCCTGCAGCACCGCCTCGGAGACCATTCCGCCAAGGATCCGGCGCTGGGCCGAGAGCGGCACCTCCGTGGTCGCGCCCGTGCCGATCTTGGCCATGGCCGTCTCGGCGGTCTCCAGGCCCAGGCGGTTGGCCACCCGGCCGGCCCCCACGCCGATGGCGCCCGTCAGTGCGCCTGCGCTCAAGGCCGCCACTGCATTGCGCTGCTGATCCTCGCCCGTGGCCTGCTCCATCTGCTGGCCGGCCGTGACCACGCCCTCGCCGATACCCGCCGCCATAGGCGCGGCCCACTTCTCGCCCACGGTGCGCGCCAGCACACCGGGTGTGGCTGCACGCGCCGCCGTGCCCGTGGCGGCGTTGGCAGCCTTGGCAGTGACTGCGCCAGCGCCCATGGCTGCGCGCCCGAGGACGCCGCCGGCCACCATCGAAGGCAGCGACTCGGCCACCTGATTGGCCGTGTAGCCAGGGTTCTTCAGGTAGGCCAGCGCGATGTCGCCGGCCGAGCCATCCTTCCAGGCCTCGTCCACGTTCTGGCGCCCGGCCTCGTAAGCCGGAGAGAACTTCGTCTCGTCAGCCCACTTGCCCGGCTGGAAACCCGTGGCCTCGCCCAGCGCATCGGCCGCCGCAGTGACGGGGCGCGCGCCAGTGGCCAGGGCGATAGGCAGATCAGCCAGCCCCGTGACCATGCCCGGCAGTCGCTGGACGCCGGCCTTCACGGACTTGCCGAGGTCGGAGAGGGTGCTGGATTTGGCGGGCTCAGGTGTGGAGAAGGCGCCCTTCTCCCAGTCGGGCGCGCCACCCGCATTCGGTGCGGCAAAGGTGCCGCGTTCCCAGTCTGTATTTGCCATGCCCCCAGTGTTCCCACGCAGGGGCTGGGGCGCGAACCCTGGGCGGGGGCGTGAAAAGCCCGCTCGGGGCGGGCGGTACGATGCATCCAAAGCTGGTCGTGACAGCAAACTGATGGTTCAACTGAAACCGGAGACCCTATGGCCAAAACATCCGTCAAAGAACAGCTCGCCGCCTCGAAGAACGACCTTGTGGAACGCCTCTACGGAACGTTGCCCGATGCAAACGCAGACTCTGAAGCTTGGGGCGATGCATTTTTGGACGCCGAGATTCTGATCGACACTTACATAGAAGCTGTGGAATCTCAGACAACGGAACTGCCAGATCCTCAAGGCCTGGCGTTGGCATGCATCCACCTCCTCTTCACCACGCGCACGCTCACCGAAGAAGACTTGAAGGCCCTCACGCGTCTCAATGCACCGGCTCTGGGTGCCTCGTTGTATGAGCTCGCACCAGTGATTTTTGAAATGAAACGGCGTGCCCTCGCTGGATTGGAGGCCATGGCAAGGACTGAGGCTGAAGCCGAGGCGCGCAAGAAGCGTGCGCTTTCGCCCCTTTCTGACGACGAGATCCCCTTCTAGCCCAGAAACGATGAGGCCTGCAAGAGGGCGGACTCCCGCTCAGATCTCAAAGGGCTTTCGATCTCGGCCCTCGATCCACCGGGGAGCTCGGCCACGGCCCGTCCAAGTCTCGCCGGTCTTGGGATTGCGGTAACGCGCGTTTGCTGGCGTGTTCAGTGCAAAGAGATCGCAGACCTTGAGATCATGTTGCTTCACCAGAGCCCGTGCTGCATCAATCGCATCGAGCCTCATGGCTCCATAGTACTCAGCGATCTTGGCATCCAATGCAGCTTTCTCCTGCATCAGTGTCTTGTACTTGCGTGACATATGTTCGGGACTCCGGCCAGAAATGTGCACCGTTCCATGTCTGGGCTGCAGACGGAAACTCCCTCCTCCCCGAGCCGGGCTCATCCTGCGGAGGGGCAAACGACGTGCCGAGCTTGAAGCTGCCCCAGAAACGACGAAGCCCGCGCGAGACACCCCCTGGATGGTGCCGCCCGGAGCCTGAATAGAATGGCGGCAATCAGCGGCCTGGCGCCGCGACGACTGGAGGGGAACTTGGCCGCGTCTCAACTGCAACCGAAAAAACTGAACGTTTGGGCTGGGCTGGTCTATTTCCTGCTGTTCATGGACCAGAGGTACATCAAGGCTGCCACCCGAAATTCCATTGAAGTGAGCATTCGTTCGGCCGACTACAAGCGGAAGCACGATGCCGGAAGCTGGCCTTTGAATGAGGACGTTGAGTCCCTCCATGAAACCAATGCTGCTCGACTGAAAAAGATGCGCAAGGAGTTTTGGTCCGCAGCGGCATGGACTCTGCTGATCATCGCCTTTTCCATCGGAGTGCTCACCCTATTGTCGAAGTCTCCATGCGCCGGGCTCACCGCGCCGAAAGTCGTCTCCTCAATCGGCGGGGCGTTAGCGGCATGGGGGACAATTTTCCAGTTGATCCGAGCAGATGCCACATTCAAGGCATCCGAGGCTCATGAATTGATGCGCCCGCCCCTTTTCCTGCTCCTGTTCGTGCCAGGCTCTGTGCTGGCCATCGCCGGCACGCTGGCGTAAACCTCACACGGGCCGCGTCCGCACCTCAGCTGTCCAAGCAGATTGCCCTCGGGGCTGCAACGAGCCCTGATCCGTTGCAGCGATGTGGAGATATTCGCCCTCTCCCAACGCGCGAGCCCGCTGCGATAGCTGCTCGCGCACGTCATTGGATTCAGCGCGGAGCTTGCTGATCACCATCTTGTTCACCTTCAGCTCGCGACAACAGCGGCAGGAAAAATGCATCCACTTTCCATAGTCTTCGAGGTAGGCAGTGCACTGGAGGTTGCATAAGGGGCACGGGGCTTGGATGGAGTCTGGCATGGCGGCACCCTGAAGAAATACTGAGCGAAAGAAACTCTGAACCTGTTGTACCGCACCTGTGCCGTCCAAAACGAGATGACGAGGTAGGGGTTGGCCTAGGCTGGGTGGGCATGCTGATTGCCGCCTGTACGGCCTCACAGCCTGGGAGAAGATACATATTGGTACAGGGCAAAACCGCGCGTAGCATCGCTCTCCCTCCCACAAGAAAGCGCATGCCATGTACCACCTCACCTTTGCCTTGCGCGGCATTTCCAGGCCAACTCATGGAAGATGACGAGCCCCCGCAGGGATCAAGCAGCCCGGAAGAGCAACAGGACAGTTGGTCACCGCGCGGATTGCTGAGCCTGCTAATTCTTGGGACGCTGACTGTAGTCGCCGCGATCTGGCTCATCGCGAAACGGCCACACGCTGGACCTTGGCGCACTCTGCCGACTGCTGCCGCGTCCGCAGGCATAGAAATCGCGTTTCCTGATACACAGGGCGACGTTCAATGCCCAAGCAACAGCGGGAACCCGGGCGAGCGAACCTGAGCGCAGGTGAGGCTCAGTACTACACCTCCAACGTCGCCACGTAAAACATGAGGTGCTCCAGAGCTACAGCGTGCGGGTCACGACCTCCCAACGGCGACTCCCTGGCAGAGTCGTCCGGCAAGAAGACCAGAAGCACGTCGTCACAGGCCTCGTAGTCTGCGCTGAACTCGACGCCGTTGTGGGTGAAGACGCATTCGTGCATGCGGGGCATTGTCACAGGTGCGAGCTCGCGGCACCAGCGTCCAGAAACGATGAAGCTCGCGCGGGGCGGTCAAGAAGGCCATGACCATTTGCGTAGCAAAGGCGTGTGGAACGGTCGCCTCGTCATTCATCTCAAAGAGCACAACGGCTCAACTAGCCATACTGTTACAGTGTGCAACCTATAGGACCCCAGCCAGGGGTCGGAAAGAATCGGTCTATCCCTTAGGTCCACCTGGAACAGTCGCATGAAACCGCAACAAAGAACGATCCACTTCTATGATTTAACGCTTAGCTCTTACACGCGAGCAAAACTCAAGAATCCATCGTGCTGCGCAATAGCGGACATACTTTCCAGAATTAAGCCAAAGGGACAAGAAACTCTTGTTTCAAAGCATGTTTCGCTTGAAATCTCCGACTGGAAATACGACGCGAAAAATAAACAGTATTACGCTCTTTTAAATCGGGCTGACTCAAGCGTTTCTGACGTTGCTTTTAAAGACTTCACAACAAAGAAGCGGCGCGCAGGCGGAAAAAGCAAAACTGAGGGCATTGAATACTCTTGCCACGTAATCATAAAGCCGTCAGCAGACAGAAGAAAAGCATTGATGCTTATGACAATGGGCTCTGGAGTTACTTACCAAGCTATTGAAAAGTTCCTCAGAGATATAACTTGGCAACTTAAATCAGACAAATCAAATAATGATTTGTTTTATTTCCCGCATCCGACTGGACTGGACAAGGATGGCAACCCCGAAGTCTACTCAGTAAACTATAAATACGAAACTCACGGGCACATGAGCGCCCTTCTTGATGATGTACTCCGGCAAGGCACATTTCAAGGCATGGAGCTCGTGGCAGATAAGCTGTCAGACTTTGACTCAAGCGGCAATCTACACATAGAGGCTCAGTCTATTCATGTGGTTGCATCCAATGCAAAGACCATCACGGGAGCTTTTATCAAGAACTCAGTTTCTAGATTCAAGAAATCATCCGACGGCTCCGACTATAAACTTGCTCGCATAAGTTACAAAGCACCAGATGGAGCCACAAAAACCAATACATTTGACATCAATAACCTTGACGCCGCATTCACAAGGAAAGAAAATGTCGATTTAGCTATTGAGGTTGATGGGCAGCAAACATCCTTGAATGAAACCATTCTTTCTGCCATGCGAAAACTTATATAGAGAAAATCATGTTGCTCGATCTATTGCGTCCATTCTCGTTTTTAACGATCACGCATCCAACGAGGAAGCCGCTGATTATTAACTGGATTCTGCCAATGATTCTGGCAGCAATAGTTACGAGCCTCGGATTTTTCACATCTGAGAAGATCGATATCTTCGGTTCAAGTGGGTTAATTTCTCGGTTGCTCGGATTTATTCAAAGCCTGCCAGGATTTTATATCGCAGCCTTGGCAGCAATAGCCACGTTCAACAACAAAGACATGTTGAAGCCAATGCCGGGAACGCCGCCGATTGGGACCGTGGTTTATAACGGATATCCAGAGCGTATCCCCATGAATAGACGGCGATTTTTGTCGTCCATGTTTGCTTACCTAACTGTATTAAGTATCGGACTTACTCTGCTTGCAGTGGCATTCTTAACCGTAGCGCCAATTTTGAAAGATGTAGTTTCGCCAGAAAACTGCCAAATTCTGAAGTCTGCCGCAACCTACATTTACATAGTATTTGTTTGCCAGATGGTGTCAGTAACCTTGTGGGGCCTCTACTATCTTGGCGACAGACTACACACACCCGACTCATTGGATTTCTCCCCGCCAGACAGCCAGTCCACACAAATTCCTTAAAGATATGCGCAGCCTTCTTTTGATAGCCCATATGGCATTGGCATTTCCTTGCATGGCCGCGAACATGGCCACGTGCCTGCTGGACAAGCTCCCGGGCACGCAGAACGATGTCGCAGCCCAGGCGGTGTTCCAGGTCTGCAGCGCTGAGCACCCTGGTGGGATTCAGGCCGTGCCCCAGGGAGATGGCCGGGGCATGCTGGGGTTCAAGTCCGGGCCAGAGTGCACAGCGAAGAAGGCAGGCGACACGCGCAGCACCAGGGCAGCGGAGCTCATTGGGGTGGCTTGCCGGAGGCTGTATGACGGCCCCGATTGGGAGCGCGGCGAGCTCTCGCCCCCGAAGAAGTAAGCGCCCTATTGCGGCACCCATTTCTGCCCATCCCAGACGGCCGTCTTCCCGCCCACGCTTGAGACAGTTCCAACGGGCCTGGTTGCAGGACTCGACAGCGGATCACCGCCTCCCTGCCCCATAGGCACCTGCTCCACCTGGCCCGTAGCCCTGTTGTGGCGGATGACGCTGCCCATGGAAGTCGAGCCGTCCAGGTTCTTGGTGGTCGGCGTGACCTTCACATCCCAATCGCTGGGGGTCTGCGCGCCCTCGATGTCCCGCATGTACTGCACCAGGCTGCGGCGCTTGGTCGGGTCTTGTTCCTGGGACACCTGATTGCGTGCCGCCTCCACCAGCCGGTTGGTGCGGTTCGTGTATCCCTGTGTCTCGCGGTCCATGTCCAGGCGCTGCTGGGTCAGCCCGGCCTGCATGCCGGCGCGCTGGTTCTGGCCCTGCTGCTCCATGGCGGCGCGCACCAGGGCATTGCCCTGGCGCATGCCCTCAATCTGCATGGCTGGGTCGGCCTGGCGCAGTGCTGCATCGGTCCCCAGCGCGGCACGGTACCGTTGCATGTCCGGGCTGTTCTCCGCGCCACGGCCGCCGAAGCGCCGCGAGTTGGTGATGGAGCTGGCCGACACCTCGGCATTGCGCAACTCGTTGCGGGATTGCCAGTCGTTGCCACTGTGGCGGATGCCGGCGGCTTGGACCAGAGGATTGCCCAGGGATGACGACAGGCCCGGGGCGATGCCCTGCATCTGCGATCCTGGCGTGGCTCCGCTGGGCAGCGAGTTCATGGTGCCGCCAGGAGGCTTGCCGTTGATGGTGATGTCGCCGCTGATACCAGCGGGTCCGCTGTAGCTGTTGCCGTCGCGCGTGACAGCGCCGCTTGGCGCCATGGGCGTGGCTGCCTGGGCAAGTGCCGGAGCGACGGCCGGCGCGGGAGCTGGAGCCTGGGAGAAGTCGTTCACTGCGGAGAAGTCAGCAGACGGAGCTTGCGGAGGCGCAGTTGGCACGGCAGGAGGCGCCGCAGTGCTGGCCGAAGATGTGCTCGGCGGGGCTGGGGGCCGATACCCGACGCCTGCATATGGACTGGCTGCCTCGGGGGTACTGCCCCCGAATGTCAGCGAGCGCGGATCACTGGCGGCGTTCATCCGCATGGAGCTCGCGTCCAGGCTCTTGGCTGGCTCGAACGAGCGCGGCCCCGTGGCGGCATAGGGTTGCATCATGCCCGGCCGCGTGCCAGCCGTCTCCGGCCTGCGGTAGACGCCGAACGCGGCGCCATGGGTCACATTGGAGGATGCGGGCGCATAGGGCTGTTCGCCGTTCTGGCGCCGCATTGCTTCGACGAGTGGATTGGTAGCCATGAGTATTCCTTGCGGAGTTGCTCATGGCAGTGTGCGGATATGCTCTCGGCGCGTCGAACCCCAGTGGGGGCATGAACAATCAATCAGGGAGGTAACTCATGGCGCCAGGTATTCCGATGTGGCTTGAAGTTCTGAGGGCTGTTGCACCATTACTTGCAGCGGTGCTCGCGGCAGGAGTTGGTGCGTGGGTAACCCATAAATTTGGCCGCATCCAGGAAGGCATCGCTCGGCAACAGGCCGATACAGCTGCGGCCGCTGCCCAGACCGCAAAGAGCAAACTTCGACTTGATCTGTTTGAGCGTCGACTGGATGTCTACAACGCAGCAATGACGGCCATCACGACTACCCTTCAGAACGGGGAATTCTCAGCTAGGGATGAGAGGGAATTTCTCATTGGCATCCAAGGCGCCCGTTGGATCTTCGATGAACGGATTTACCACTACGTGAGGCATGAGCTTTGGGACCTATTGACTGACCTACACATGGCAAATCAGAACTTGAAAGACGCGATCGCGGACAGAAAGTCTTTGGCGGAGGCAAGGGGCGCAGCATTCAGGAAGATCAGGGATCAGCTCCTCCACGCTGACGAAGTGTTTGCACCAGCGCTGCAGCTCTCAGCCTGAAGAGGGGCGCCCCGCCCCTGCTACATTCCCGTAAGGAGGAATCTATGGCAACCCCTGAGCAGAATGCGGCGCGTGAGGCGTTCTCCCGCCTTGGGCCAACTCTTGGCCCCGTCGTCCAGAGCGCAGCAATTGTGTGCGCGGTGCGCGCACTGATCCTGGCACATCCCAATCCTGAGGCAGTGAGAATCTCATACGACCAACTCATCGGCCAATTGATGGCGACACCGGGGATTGTGGATTCTCCCGACCAGATGGTTGTGCTTCGCGATATGACGGCAACCTTATTTCGGCCTCCTGTGCAGCTTGATACAGGAGAGTGATGGCGTCCTGGGTTTGCTGAGCTGGCGAAGGGTTGATGCTCTCTGCTGTCATCTGGTGCTCCTTTGAAAATTTAAGCCAGCGGCCCCGGCACACCCACCTCGCGCGAGCGCACCCACTCTTCATTGCGCCCGCTGGCCTTGCGCCCGAACTCTGCTTCGAACTTGGCCAGGGCCACAGCGGCCTTGGTGTCGTTGTGCATGTCGGTGTCTTCGCGGCCGTAGGCCCGGTAAAGCATCCAGTGCACCAGGGCGAAGTGCAGCTCGGGCCGAATCTCGGGCTTGTCCATGCAGATGCGCATGGGCTTGAGCGGCAGGCGTTGCACGGTCAGGCGCAGTTCACCGTCTGCTGCAGGCCTGGGCCACAGGTGCAGCTTGCCGGTGGTCATGCCGGCCACCAGGCGCTGCGGAACGTCCTGGCGATCTTGGAACTGCCAGCCGGGGTGGTAGCAGTCCATCTCGTCCACCGAGATCTCGCCGACCTCCTGGCCGTCGATGAAGGCGCGCAGGATGCGCACCACCCTGCTGTCCAGGTCCACCGTCTCGGCGCCAGCCAGGAAGGCGATGCGGCACATGGGAGAGACCGAATCGCGCAGAAGCTGGCCACGGCGGCAGGCTTCGACCTGGGCCTCGTTGGCATAGATAGTCAGTAGGTCATCGGTGCAGAAGACATCGGTGTCACCACCGCCGACGGCCCGGCCCTGGTCGAGCGCGTCGGCCCGGTACTGCTTGATCAGGTCGTCGAGGGTCATGGTCGGCCTCAGCGCTGGATCAGCGGGCCTCGGCCAGCACGCCGATCAGCCAGTCCCCGCCGTACGGATTCGCATCGCGCACCACGCTGAAGGGAAAGCGCAGGCTGTGCATGGGGTGCAGATGGTTCATTGCCTCACCCAGGCGCTCGTCCAGGGTCTGGCCGAAGTCGGTGCGCTTGGCACGGGCCAGCACCTCGATGTACTTGCGCTTGACCGGGATAGGCCGGCCGCGCGGGATGAACTGGTTCACGCCGTTGACGCCGACCTGTACGAGCTTGGGGTCGTCGGGGTCCTGCGACGGGTTGACCACGATGGTGACCATCTCGTTCATGAAGGCCTCCATCTCCAGAGCGCCGATGGGCAGGGGCTTGTCCACCACGTCGATGCCGCCGTGGCCGCCGATTTCACCCAGCGTGCGCGTGTCCTCGGGGCCCAGGTACTCGGCGCCGGCGTCAATTTGTCTGCGTGTTGCCATGTGAATGTCTCGTTGAGGTTGGAGAAGGTGGCAGGCGCGGGGCCTGCCACCTGAAAGAACCAACAGCCCGATTCCTCAGGCTGCGGTCTGGCCCTTACAGGGCGGAGACACCAGCCTCCACGACGGCCATCCAGCCCTCGTTCAGCAGCATGCACTGCATGTAGAACTTGGCGCCCACGTAGCCGCGCTGGCCCAGCGGATCGCTCTTGTCCTTCACCCCGGGCGGGATGTAGGTCGGGTCGATGGAGTCGGCGCCACGCAGTGCCAGCTGACCCCAGGCTTCCTCGCCGACCATGATGAACGGGTAGACGTCCACCTTGGCCGTGCCCATCAGGCCGGTGCTGGCCACGTCCGCGCCTGCGGCCAGGTACGGGGCCAGTTCGGGGCTGGTGATGAAGCGGAAGTTCTCGCAGGAGCCGATTTCCTGGGCGTGCACAGGCTTGCGGCTGCCGTAGGCGCTGACGTGCACGAAGCCCTGCAGGTCGCGGATATCGGCCTCGGCGTCCGTGTGCACGAAGACCAGGTAGCTGGCTTCCACGGGCTTGGTGGCGATGTTGATGCTGGGCGCCAGGATGCCGGTCACCCGCTTGGCGTGGTTCGCCTGCAGGTTGCGGCTGACCTTGCGCAGCAGGTTCAGCGTGATCTTGGCCGACACCGTGACGCGGCTGGACGCGGCGGCGCCAGCGTAGAACACGTTGGTGCAGGACTTGATGACGCCGTAGCGGATCATCTCGCGCAGCAGGCCCACGCGCTCACCGCAGTGCTTCTTCATCTCGGCGGGCACGTCATCCTCGTAGGTGTCCACCACCTGGTCGGTGAGCTGGTAGAGGCAGCCGTACTGCTTGATGGTGACGGTGATGTCCTGCGGCACCAGCGTGTCGGCCGTGGGCGTGACGCCTTCGGTCAGCTCGTGGGCTGCAGCATTGACCGCTGGGCGGTTGCGCGTGTTCCAGTCAGTGTTCGCGGCGCCGAACGGCAGGTAGCGGCGATACACGACAGTGCGGCCGTTGTTCTTGGGCAGTGCGCGCTGCAGGCCTGTGATGCCCAGCACTTCCGTGGCCACAGCGTGCGCCAGGATTTCGCCCTTGAGTTTGCCGATCCGCTCCGGTGGCGCGGTGGTCTGAAATTGAGCCATGTTTCTCTCCTTGCGGGCTTACTGCCCAAGCACCGCCTTGAAGGCGGCTTCCATTGCGTCCATTTCGGTAGGCGCGGTCTGGGGGCGCGGCGCGTTGCCGCTGGGCGTCACGGCAGCCTTGAGCCGCTGCTGCCCCTTCGCGGCCTTGTCGGCGGCGGCGGTGCGTGCAGCGGTCCACTGGTCGTACTTGCCGAGGACGGCGCCCAGGCTGTCAGCCGTGCCCGCTTCCGCGAACTCCTGCTGTACCTGTTCTCCCTGTGCGGTGAGCCACAGGTTGAATTCCTGCGAGCCCACCTTGTCGCGCCAGCCTGTGTGCATGCGGTCCAGCACGGCCAGCTCCAGCGCTGCAGGGTGATGCTCGGCCGGGGCTGGGTGCTCGCCACCCGTGGCCACGGGCTGCTGCACGGGAGCCGGCGGGGCTTCCTGGCGTTGTTGCTGGGGCGTGATGCCCAGGGCACGGACGTAGTTGGCAACGTCGGGATAGTCCTTCTCGAACTGCTGCAACTCCGGGGGCAGCTCGGGCGCCGGTGCTGGCGTCGGGGCTGGTGCAGGTGCCGGGGCCTGAATGCGGCTGTTGAGCTCGCCGATCTTGCCGTTGGCCTTGCGCAGTTGCTGTTCGAGGGAATCCACCTTGGCGACGCTGCCCAGCAGGCGCTGCATCTCGCTGCGCTTGTAGCCTTCGAACACCACCGGGTCGTCATCGACTGCTCCCTGCCCCGGCTGGGCTTGCCGCCCCTCGGGAGCAGGCGGAGCGTCAGCGCCGTCCTGTGGTGCATTGCTGGCCTGAGGCGCTGCGGCTGCGGGCGCTGGTGCGGGGGCTTCTGCAGGTGCCGGCGCGGGCGCTGCGCCAGCCTCGGCCGAGGCATCAGAAGATGCTGCGGCGGGGGCCGGCGGCGGCTCCGTTCCGGTCACGCTGGCAAAGGCCTGCTCGAAAGCTGCCCGCTCCTGCGCCTGTTCCTGCTGTTGTTGCGGATCCATGCGTCATGCACTCCTGTGTTTCATGCCAAGGTCAGTAGCTCTCGCCACCAGCGTCGGCGGGTTGTGCCTGGGCTGACGGGGCCAGCGCAAGCAGTTCTTTCCAGGCCGCGATGCGCCCACGCAGTTCGGTGGTGCGCAGCGCGTCCATGGTTGGGCTGTCGTTCTTCTTGCGCAGGGTGTCGATCTGCGCGTTGGCATGGCGCTCGATGGCGCGCCATGTCGGTGAGGTGAAGTCGATGCCCTGTGTCATGGAGGCCAGTGTTCCGGGAAGCCGCGCCTCTGACGAACCCTGGCCGGGGGTCAGCCTCGCGCGCCATCAGCGGCCGGCGTCTCGATGCCCTGGCGCACGCCCAGCAGCGGGCTGTCCGGGCGCAGCGGCGTCAGCGGGGCGGTGTTGTTGGGCATGGCGCCAGGGTCGGGCTGCTGCTGGGGTGTGATCCATCCGCCCTGCGGCACGATGGGTGCGGCGTCCTGGTCCTGGAAACCCACCGACCTGGCCAGACCATCGGCGAGCGTGGCCACGGCCGGATTCATCGAAATGAGCTGGCCGGTCTGCACACCGCTGTACAACGTCTCCATGCCGGTGTTGGTGGCGTCGGCATCGGCCTTGCGGGCCTGGGCGGCCAGCAGCTGCGCCTTGGCCTGTACCGTCGGGTCCTGGCCCTGCTGGGCACGCTGCGCCTTCTGTTGATCCGTGAGTTGGAAGTTGGCCGGGTCCAGGCGCTGGCCCTTGCACAGCTCGGCCGCCAGCTTGGCGGGGTCCAGCTCGTAGATGGGATTGGCCGACACCTGCAGCAGCGTCATCAGGAACTGCTGCTGAGCGTCGCGCTCGACCAAGGCCGAGGAGGCACGCACATCGATCTGGAAGTCGCCCTTGATGCTCTCGTCGTCCGAGTAGGTCATCATCCAGTCGAAATACCGCTGGATGTGCGGCCGGGTCATGTAGTCGTCGAAGCGCTTGGCCAGGCGCCGCAGCACGCTGGTGGCGTTGTTGTTCTGCATCTGCATGCCGCCCAGGGTGTTGGGTGCATCGCCGCGGATGCCCTGCAGCATGGCTGGCATGCCCGTGGTGTCCTCGGCCATCTTCAGGGCGAAGTTGATGATGTTCATCAGCGGGGCCTGCACGCTGGGCACCACGAAGGCATTGAAGGCGGCGCGCACGTCGGAGGCGTCCGCATCGGCTTCGGCGCGCCAGACCTTGCCGGGACGCAGCCCATAGTTGCCGTCCTGGGGTGTGATCCCGTTGCCGATGATCACCTGCGGCGAGGCCGACAGGCCGGCGTTGTCCATCATGGCGCGGGCCGATCCATTGAGCATGCGCTGCGCCGTGCGGACCTGGCGGCTGATGCCGACACCCCAGGGCATGCCAGGGCGACGCTGCCAGGCCAGCACGTCATAGGGGAACTCACCATCTTCCTGGGGGCTGAGCACGACCTTGACCAGGCGGTCATTGATCATCACCGCCATGGTCGGCACGCGGTCCTCGTCGCCCTCCTCCATCTCCACACCCAGGCGCGCCAGGTGCTCACGGGCGCAGTGGCCGTAGAAGATCCACATCTCGAACTCGTCCTCGCCCGGCCGGTAGACGGCCTCGGTGCCCTCGCGGGTGCGAGCCGGGCCTTCGCGCAGCGCGGCCAGCAGCTCGGCAGTCTCATAGCTGGGATCGGCCGCCATCTCCTTGATCTGGCGCCGGCCGATGTGCTCGCGCTCCCAGGTGTAGCTGCCGTTATGGAGGTTCTCTCCGCAGGCTGGGTCAGGGAAGAAGTTCCAGACGTCGATGCGCTTGGAGCCGGGCTTGATCTCGTCCACCTTGATGAACTCGGTCAGGCCCGTGGCCAGGTCTTTCCGGGTCATGCGCGCCGTGCGGGTGATGGGGAATGGCCCCTTGAGCACGCCGGAGCCGATGCGTGCGGAGTCCTCGATGACCTGGCGCACCTCGCCATGCCAGTTGCTTTCCACCAGCGGGTCCTCGATGGCCTGCTGCATGCGCTCGGCGGCTTCCTTGGCTTGTCCTGCCTGGGCGGCCATCTGCGCGTGCACGGCGGCGGGGTCCGTGGCGCCCATGGCCTGGGCCAGCATGGTCAGCTGTGGCCCGCTCAGGCGTGGCAGCGGTGTCGGCTTGATCTCCCAGGCCCTGTCATCTGTGGGCAGCAGCATGTCCGCCACGCGGGCGCTGGCCGCATCGGTGTAGGGGCGCGTGATGTTCAGGAACACCACCGACCGGGCCGGGCCCTGCTGCTTGGGCTGGCCGCCGATGATGGCCGCCTTGCGGCTGCGGTACAGCTGGTTGGCGTTCTGGAAATTGCGGTTGGCGTCGTCGATGCCCTGGTAGTGCTCTTCGTCCTCGGTCCACTCCTCCTCGATGCCCGAGCCGGCACGGCCGGCAATGGCCTCGCGGCGCTTGGACAGGAGCGTCAGGACGAACTCGGCGCGCAGGTCGCGCTGAGGCTCGCCGCTGTCGTCGTGCTGCTGGGCCAGCAGGCCCCCATGGTTGGTGGTGGCTTGCATGTCAGTACCCTATCTCGTTGTCCAGTGGCTGCCAGCCGCCGCCCCGAGGAGCGACGGGCCGCTGCTGCTGTGAGCGCAGCATGTGCTCGGCCGATTGAGCGATGTAGCGGAAGTTGTCGGCGCCGTGGCTGTACTGGTCGTGCAGCGGTCCCATGGCCTCGCCGGTCTTGGTGCTGACGTGGCGCTGATACCGCTTCAGGCACTCCAGCAGGCGCGCCGTCTTCGCCGCGTCGAAGTAGCAGCGCGGGAACAGCATGCGGGCGGCCTTGATGCCCTCTTCCACGTCCAGCGCGGCCAGGCACACCACCTGGCGGCGCCCCAGCTCGCGCAGCAGCATCTCGGCGTTCTTGCCGGTCTGCGGGTTCTTGGTCTTGCCGTCGTGCGGCAGGTAGTCGATGCCCCAGCGATACGGGCGCTTCTCCAGTTGGGTCACATACCAGTCATAGGTGTGGTGGCTGTCTTCCAGGTAGTCGATGACACGCACGTCCTGCGGACCGACCTGCACCATGGTGATGGTCATGGCGTCATTCCAGCCCAGGTCCCAGACCGTGTGCACGGGCAGGCGCGGGTCGTAGGGGACGCGGCAGGCCCGGCCGTCGGCATACAGGTGTTCCACCTCGTGGCGGTAGATGGCGCCGGCCGCCACCTTGCGGGCCTTGCCCTCCCAGATGTGCTCGTAGTCGTCCTTGAGCATGGAGCGCTTGGCCTTCTGGCGCTCGTCTTCCAGCACCACAGGAAACCAGGGGTTGTCGCGCCAGTTGATCTGGCAGACCCACGTGTCCGGGCTGGGCGTGGCGATGAACCGCTGGTAGGTCTCGTCCGTCTCCATGTCCGGGTTCAGGGTCAGCCAGATCTCGGAGCCTTCCTTGCGGATGGTCGGGATCAGCACGTCCCAGGACTTCTTGCTGACGCCGTGGGCCTCTTCCACCCAGACGATGTCCACGCCCTCGAAGGACTTGATGGTGTCCACCGTGTGGGACTGCAGGCCCGAGAACAGGAATAGCGAGCCGTTGATGCCCCGGATCTCGGAGTCCAGCACCTCGAAGAAGGCTTCCAGGCCCAGGCGCGAGATGGTGTCCTTCAGCAGGCGATGCACCGAGTCCTTCATGGACCGCTGGATCTCGCGGGCGCACAGCACGCGCAGCGGCCGATCGGCGGCCATGGCCAGGAGGACGGCAGCGACAGCCCAGGACTTGCCGCCGCCACGGCCACCGTGCATGACCTTGTAGCGCCGGGGCGAGAACAGGGGCTGCAGCTTCTCGGCCAGCTGCAGCTTGGTGAATGGGAGTTCTGCGGGCGCGTTCATGCGTCGTCGTCCTCCCGCGCAGCCGGCCGCACGAACTCCACAGCGATGCGGGCCACGCCGCCCTCGCCCGGCCCAGCGCCCACGGGATCAACCTTGTCCATGCCGAAGGCAGTGCGCTCCATGTCCACCACGATGCGCAGGCTCTCGGCCAGCACCTTCAGGGTCTTGGAGCGTTCCGGCAGGCTGATGACGGCATCCAGCAGCTCGCCGTAGCGGTCGCGGCCGGGCTTCTCGCCAGGAGCCACGACGGCAGCGGCCAACTCCTGCAGCTTCGCCAAGGTGGCCGGGTCGGTCTGCTGCTCCAGCTCGTCCATGAGCCTGTTGGTGAGCTCGCGAACACGGCGCGCGTCCTTGCGATGGCCCAGCCGAACGTCAGCCACAGCCTGGGCATTGCCGTCGATGACAGCCCGTTCCCGGACTTTGGTATCCGCGGATACCTGGCTGGATACCGCCGCCCTGGATACCAGCGCATCGGCCTTGGCCTGGATCTTCTGGGACAGGTCGCGCTCCCATCCATCCCGCTTGGCGCGCTTGTTGATGGCGCCGTGGGTGATGCCGTTCTCGTCGGCGATCTGGCGGAGGGTCTTGATGCCGGCCCGGTAGTCCAGCTCGATGCGCTCCCAGTCAGGGGAGCGGGTGCCGGGGGCTGCGCCCCCTGCGTTGGGGGCTTGATCGGGAACTGCGGGATTGGAAGACATGCCCGGAGTCTCCCGGGCGCGTGTCATTTAGGCGAACCCTGGCCGGGGGCTACTGGACTCTCTCATACAATGCCGTTGAAACACTTACTTACTTCACTTAAAGAGGAAGCCAATGAACGTTTTTCTCAGTTGGTCGGGCGAACGCAGTCGCCTTGTTGCAGAAGCACTCAAACCATGGCTGAAATGTGTTCTCCAAACGACAACTCCTTGGATCTCGACAACAGACATTGATCGCGGTTCGATATGGATGAATGAAATTGGCAATAAGCTGCAAGATAGCACGATTGGCATAATTTGCCTTACAGCCGAAAATCAGAAAAACCCTTGGATTTTATTTGAATCTGGCGCCCTTGCCAAAGGATTGGCATCGAATAGAGTTTGCACATTACTTATTGATTTACAACCTAGCAATATCAGCGGCCCTCTAGCTCAATTCAATCACACGCCTTTTGACCGAGATAACATGCTGAAATTAATATTCGGCATTAACTCCAAGCTTTCTATACCAGTTGATCCAGAGACTTTGAATACAACTTTTGACGCGTTCTGGCCCACGATTCAAAAGGACATAGAAGGAATCCTCCAAAGAACGAAGGATGCGCCCCCAATAGCCCCACCCACCGAGGGCGACATGCTAAAAGATATTGCAACCAGCCTCGGAATTCTAATGAGCAGAATGGGTGGGCTTGAAAACAAACTTCAAAGCATTCAACCATCAAGAAGTGCCTGGCACTCTGAAATTGATAACGAAGAAATGGATTTACTTATTCAAAAGCGACGAGCTGAAATTGCAGCACAAGAAGCTGCAATAAAAATGGAACAAGAGGTAATTAGGCAAGAGGATATAATTCAACGAGCGCAACAAGCAGCGAATCGGATAAGTCTTGCGGAGGAACATGCAAGAAGAGCGGCACGTTTAACTTCAGCATTGCCCCCACGCAAAAAGTAGCCACTTACCTCACTGCATTGTAAATCCGTGTTGCAACGACTCTTTGGCGTCTTCCACATCAAATCATCAAGGCCATCTGCAGGCTGTGTCCCTTCAGCGCCTTGACCTCTCCTTCCAGTTCCTTTATCCGCGCGGCCATCTCGCGGCGCTGGGCGGCCACCTGGAGCTGAAGGTCTTGGGCCAGCAGGCCGACGTCGTGCTGCAGCTGCAGGTTGCTGTGCTGCATGGCGTTGCCCTGGAGGCGGATGGCGATGTTGCGCAGTTCGCGGGGCCAGACCCGCAGTTCCTGGTCGCCGATCTCGATCAGCGTCATGCCGTCTTCCAGGTCGGTGATGGACACCGGGCGCGGCGCCCCTGGGCCCTTCACCAGCTCATACACACCATCGGTGGTCCGCCGCAGGGTGCCCTCGACGTCGATCATCCGGCTGACGTGGTCGTCGATGATGTGATAGCTCTTGCCGGTCAGGTCCATGAGCCGCTGGCGGGTGATGTTCTGGCCGAGATGCGCCATCTCCAGGATGTGATCCCAGATGATTTCGCGTGTGGTGCGTTCGTCGTGCTGTGGCGTGGTGGTGGTCATGGCGTTCTCCCGGTAAACTGCGATTGCTCAGGTCACAGGACCGGGATCGCCCGCCTCGCGCGGGCTTTCCTTTATCCGGGCCGGATCTGCCGAAACTTCAACATCTCATTCATCGACCAGTGCGCGGCCTCCACGGCGATGCCGTTGCGGTCGATCTCCAGCAACTGGTCGAACACCTGGGCAGCTTGCAGCGCGATTTCCAGCTCAGGCTGCGTCAGCTGCACCTTCCCCCAGCGTGCCCAGCGGGCGCACACCGGCTCGTACAGCTCCAGCTGCGCGTTGACGGCCTGGGCGGCCTCCTCGGTCAAAGGCTCGCCATCCTGCTGGAGCAGCCACATCATTCGGCTGTAGGTTGTGCCGGTCTCCATCCAATCGAGAAGAACCGCAAAAGTGGCGCCGCCCTGGGCGATGGTCTGCAAAAGGTCGTGGTGCACGAGCTTGGCTTCGAGCTTTGTGGACTCGGCCAGCTTCGGCCGCCAGAACTTGGGCAACTGCGCGGGCGCACGATGTTGGTGGTGGCGCTTCATGGCTGGTCTTCCCACGGTTTGAACACCACGCCGGCCTCGGTGCCGAAGGCATAGAGCCATTCGACGAATCCCTTGGCCAGCTTGTTCGAGAACTTCTTCGTGGGCACGCCCAGCATCACGACCTCCCCGCGCAGGCCACGGCCCATCCGCATCTCGCCCAGGCGCACCCACTCGTCGCGGAACTGCACATCGTCCAGCGTGTCCACGCGGAATGCGCTGATCAGGATGCGCTTGGCGTCCTCCACGTTGGCCAGGTCGCCCCCCAGCTGCTGGCTGATTTGGCGGATCTGGCCGTGGAAGTGCCGGCTGTGGCGCTCCTCCCGGCACTCAGGCCGGATCTCCAGCACCAGGCGCTTTCCCTCGCGCAGCCAGCCTTTGACCTGCCGCCACGCGCCGTTGACGGCGATATGCCCCTGCTCGGGCGTCTTGAGCAGGACGGTCAGGTGCTCGGTCATGCCATCGCTCCCAGCAGGTCACCCTGCTCTGCTGCGGGCTGCTGCACGCCCACCGGCTTGATGGTCACGACCACGCCGGGCGCGGCCGCGTAGCGCTTGGTCTTCACGACATCCACCACCTGCACGTCGTCCTTCCAGACCACGCCGTTGATGGCGTCGTAGACGGCCTTCTCGATGTTGTCGATGTCCGGCTTGGTCGTTGGGCGGATGGCGCCGGCCAGGGCCTGCTGCTGCTTCTTGCGGGACCAGCTGGCCGGCACCTGGCAGTTGATGAGCAGGTGAACGTCCATGGCGCCCTCCAGCAGCGCGCGGCCGGCCATGGCGATGCTGGCGGCGTGTGCCACCAAGCCCTCGTAGTTCACGGTCTTGGCGGGGGTGAACATGCGGGCGTGCTGGCCCACCTTGCCGATGCGTGGGCGGCCCTTGCCGACGGGTTGGCCGGGAACGGTAAAGGTGATCATGGTGGTCTCTTTCACTCGAAGTCGGCCGAACGGCCAGGGGTGGTGCTCGGCTTCTCGCCGTTCCAGTTCTCGAAGCGGACCAGGTGGCCCACGTACCGGAGATTCAGATCGCCCGTGGCGCCGCCGCGCTGCTTGGCCACGCGCAGGCTGGCGTAGTACCGCCAGGCATCGCCCAGGCTGGGCTTGAGGTGGATGGGGCGGTGGGGGAAGAGGATGATGTCGGCGTCCTGCTCGATCTCGCCGCAGTCGCGCAGGTCGGACATCATGGGCATCTGGTCCACACGCTTTTCGACCTCCCGGTTCAACTGGACCAGCAGCAGCACGGTGATGCCCAGCTCCTTGGCCAGCTTCTTGAGGTTGCGCGTGACCTCACCCAGTTGCGCGGTGCGCGTGTCCTTGGGGTTCGTGCCCTCCATCAGGCCCAGGTAGTCCACGATCAGCAGGCGCAGGCCGTGCCGGCGCTTCAGGGCGCGGGCCTTGGTGCGCAGCGTGTTGATGTTCAGGCCGGTGCGGTCGTTGACGTAGAACGGGCGCTGGCGGATGCACTCCCCTGCCCTGCACACGGCCGCGTAGTCGCTGTCGGTCATGCGGCCCTTGGGCTGCCGGATGATGCTCATCGACACCTCGGACTCCATTGCGATGCGGCGCTCGTACAGCGCTGCGCACGACATCTCCAGGGAGAACATGGCGACCGTCTGGCCCAGCTTCGCGGCGTGCTCGCCGATGGCCAAGGCCAGCGCGGTCTTGCCCATGGACGGGCGCGCGCCGATGACAACGAGGTCGCCCGGCCGCGTGCCGCCGTCGAGGATGCGGTCCAGGTCGCGCAGGCCTGTGGGCAGGAAAGGCTCTTCGATGCCGACGCTGCGCTGGTCCAGGTCCTGCAGGAACGACACGACGCCTGCGTCTGCGCCGATCCACTCGTCGCCCGGGCCATCGGAGGCCAGGCCCGCCAGCTGCGCCGACACCTGCTCAATGCGGTCGCCGATGGGCAGAGCATGGTCGCGCGCCAGCTCGCGGGCCTTGTCCACCACGCCCAGCAGCTGCCGGCTCAGCGCACGCTCCCGGACGATTTCGGCGTAGCGGCGGGCAGACGAGCCGTTGATGCTCCCGGCGTTGAACAAGGCCGTGAGGTAGCCCAGATCGACCTGGCCGCCCAGCTGCTCGTGCACCGTGATCGGGTCCACAGCCTTGGCGGCCACGGCCAGCGCCGCGATGGCGCCGTAGATCGCACCGTGGGTCTCGTCGGCGAAGTCCGCAGGCTGCAGGATGTCGCCCACCACGTCGTACAGGCCGCTGCTCAGCAGCAGGGAGCCCAGGACAGCGTGCTCAGCCTCGTAGCTGGCCAGCGGCATCGCGGTGGCGCCGTCGAAAACTTCGTCCAGAGGGGGCATGGAGCGGGCGTTCATGCTGTGGTCCTTGTTTTTTCGATGACGTGCTTCATGCCCTTGTCGGTCAGCAGGAAGTCCAGGTCGCACTGCCAGCCGGCGTGCTCGGGGCTGCGGAAGCCGCGGCCCATCAGGAAGTCGTTGTCGCGGGCACGGCCGAAGTACTCGCGGAACCAGGTCACAGCTTGGTCAGCGGTCTCGGCACGGGACGTGCCGTCGGATTTCTTGCTCGTCAGGACGAACTTCCAGAGCTTGCCCACGGCTTTGCGGCGGCCATCGTTGAGCAAGCGCACCTTCGGCAGTTCGGGCAGGACTTCGTGGTACAGGTCAACCAGGTCCTGAACCGGGCAGTTCGGCAGTCCTGGCTTGCCAGGTGCGATTTCGCCGGGCTGGTCGTCGGCGCTGCCGACAGAGCCGTAAGGCTCTTTCTTTTCCTGTTCCTGTTCCTGTTCCTGTTCCTGGCTTCGATGGGGCTTCGAAGGGGCTTCTATGCCCCTCTTGTTTTTGAGATGGAAAGCGGACTGGTAGCGGTCGAAGAATGCGGCCAGGAAAGGGTTGTCCTGGAGGGTGTCGTAATCCTTCTGGACGCCGGCTGTGCGCTTGTCGCTCTCCTTGAGTTCGTCAGCGATCTGGAAGGCTGCCATCTCGTGCACCCAGACCATCTCCGACTCGTCGTCGTATGAGCAAAATCCGACATCAGTGCAGTCTTGAAGCCCCTTCGAAGCCCCTTCGATGCCCAATCCGGTTTCGTACGCCATGTACATCAGCGGCTGGAAATACAGGCCCAGCATGTTGGAGTGCGGCGAGGTCATCAGGTACAGCGCGACCAGCGTGGCTTCGGTGCCCTTTTTGCGGATTTCCTTGCCGGTCTTGCCGGTCCAGAACTGAGGACCGACCTTCGAGTAGTCACGCATGGGGAGCACCTCCCAGCGCACGCTCCATCTCGGCCTGGCGCTCGGGCGTGCGCAGCGCGATCAGGGCATACATGGCGCGCTTGGCCTGCTCGGCGCATTGGCGGTGCAGAACCTTGCCGGTGCGCTGGAAGTCCAGCATGTCGGCGTGCAGCAGCAGACCCTGCGCCTGGATGCGCATCTCCAGGGCCTGCTGCTCCAGCGGCATGGATTCGGGGATCTCGGCAAAGTGCACCATCAGGACGGGTTCCGGCGCTGGCCGGCCGTCGATGCGCACCTTGCAGGCTTCGACAAAACGGATGGAGAGATTCATGCCGGCTCCTGGCCCTCGTAGGCGCGGGCGAAGGCTTGGCCAGCGGGTGTCGTGGCCGGCCAAGGGCATGCCTGTTCGATGGGTTGGCCAGCGGCGCGCGCTGCGTGTGCCAGGGCGCGGATGCGGTCGAGGCTGACGACTTCAGACATTGCCGCCCTCCTCGCCCCTGGGAGCCGATGCCACAGCGAAAGGATTCACAGGCACACGCTCGATCGTGATACTGGACTCATGCCAACGCTTCAAAGCCCAGCTGGTCAGGATCTGGCGGATCACATCGCCCCGGCTTGCATCGCTATCGCCGCTGTACAGGACATCGATGTGCGCCTGGATCACGTCCAGCGTGAACTTGCGCACCGAGGCGCGAACTTCCATGAGCTCGACCTCGGGCTGGCTGGCGCGCGGGCGGTAGGAAACGATCTCGAAGGGGTTCTCCGGCGTCAGGCGCAGGTCCATATCGGACTGGCGCCAGCGCAGGTCGGCCCACGGGTCCAGGATTTCGTTGATCACCTGGTTCACGCTGCAGCGGGGCTCGCCTGCGCGCATGCGGATCTGGACCGACGAGTCGAGCATCTGGTAGGTGAACACCGGCAGGTTCATGCGCAGGTTCGTGTATTCCAGGTCTGGGTTGCGGCCCCGGGCGTGTTGAGGTGGCAGGTGGTCGTAGTTCATGTCTTTGTCCTGGCTGTGGTGGTCGTGGAGGACGAGGCCCTGGACGACGAATGGGACGTCAGCCGCAAAGAGCTGGATGCGCTGATGTACGGGCTGGCGCGGCGGCGCGGCAGCGGGCCGGAAGCGAAGGGGTGCCCGCCACCTCCCGGCGCAGAATGGGAGTTCCTACACAACCATTCCCGAGTGGGGCGGACATGAAACAAGAACTGATCGGGCCCACAGCAACTCTTGCCGGAGCAATGCTCTCGAAGATCGAGTTGGAGTACAGCGACTTCACGCGGGGCATCGTTGCCAAGACGTTCGAAGACGCTTACTACGCCCTGCTGGAAGGCATTCGGCGCGTGGACACTGCAGAAGAAGCCCGGCGTGCGGGGCAGGCACAACACCCCTCCCAAGACGGAAGCTGACGGGCGCCGGCAACCTTCCCATACGTGCGTCCTGCTGCGCTGCAGGGTCAAAAAGAAGGCCGCCCCTCGGCCCCAACTCTTCCCCGAAAACCTTTTGCTCGTCGGCTGGGCCCCGCCCAGGCGGCACGGCTTAGGCATGGCCGGGCTCCTGGGCGGGGGCTGGGGCCGGGGCTGGGGCCGGGGCTGGGGCCGGGGCTGGCGCGACGTCAGCTTGGCTCATCCGCCACAACGCAGCCTCCACTCGATCCGAAATGCGGGGCGGAAGGATGTCCGGCCACTGCGAGATCGCCTGAGAGTTGATGCCTATGGCCTCCGCAGCTTTCGCTACGGAGCCACCAAGTAGTTGGATGGCTTCGGTCTTGTTCATGCCGCGCATGTTAGCCGACTTACAAACAAAAGAAAAGCACACTAACATGCAAGCCAAGTAAGCTAACTTACGTGACTACGCTTCAAGAACGCATCAACGAACTCATGGTCGACAAAGGTTGGACCGTGGGAGACATCGCCAGCACTGCGGGTGTCTCATCCTCTGCTGTTTCTCAGTGGAAGGATGGGCGCACCAAGACAATCAAATTGGAGCCAGCCACAAAACTGGCGAGTGCGTCTGGGTACAGCGCAATGTGGATCAGCACGGGCCAAGGCCGAAAGTTCGGCCCTCCTACAGCTGGCAACGTGGAGCCCGCCGAAGGATCTCGCGGCAAGATTCCGCTCATTTCCTGGGTGGCTGCGGGAAAATGGTGTGATGCAGCCGATCCTTTCGTTCCAGGAGATGCAGAACGATGGCTCGACTGCCCAGTGCCGTATGGGGCGAACTCATTCGCCTTACGAGTCAGGGGAGACTCGATGACCGCACCCACAGGTAACTCACGCACCTATCCGGAAGGCTGCATCATCTTTGTAGATCCAGAAAAAAGATCGCCCCTAAATGGAGATCGGGTTGTCGCATGCCTTGATGACTCGAATGAGGTAACTTTTAAGGTCTACAAGAATGAAGACGGGAGACAGTGGCTTCAGCCACTCAACCCCTCTCATGAACCCATCCGCGACCGGTTTAAGATCGTCGGCACGGTACTTGGCAAGTGGGAAGACGGGTAACCTTTCCTGGAGAGGGAGATGGAAGCAGCTTCAAGAAAAATCGAAGAGGGTGTTTACGCCAAAGTCGCAGGGGAGATCTCGGAAGGGATCAAGTCGGATGGACTCTGGGCAATGGCCATTGCGCACTCAGCTGGCCAGCCGGACCTTGCCAAATCTCTCTATATCCAGTACCGCGCTCAGTCCATCGTGGACGAAATGGAACTGAAAATTGCGCGCGACCTTCAGGCTTCGCGCCAAGCAGAAGTAGATGCCAAGGCGAAGGAAAAGTTGGCCATCGAAAAGCGGGTACATGAACTTTCCACCCCCATCGGGCGAGACACCGTGCTGCCAAAATGGGTGTTCTACGCATTCGTGGCAGCCATAGTTTTCGTGGGCGTTCAGCTATACAAGCACTACAGCTAGACAAGTTCTCAGCATTGCCAGGAGCCACCGCAAAGGTGGCTTTTTTTTTCGACCATCAAAAAGTACCCTAACATTTTGATGTAAGCACACTTGACACACGATGTTAGTGAACTTACAGTGCATCCCAACGACCCAGCCACCTGCCCCCAAGCAGGCCAAAGCTGCAAGTCGCCAGGGACTCAGTCCCGGGGCGCCCGGATGCAAGCCAATCCTCCGGTGAGGGTGGAACCCAAGAGCAAGAAAAACCAGCGGCGTGGGTGCGTCGCGATTGGGCCCGCAAGGGTCCAAACCTCAGCGTCTTCTGAGAGGGTGCTGAGGTTTGATCAAGGAGCACGACATGGACTATGCGGGGCGCTACTTCAGCGATTTCAACGGGGCGCTTGAGGAGCTGGACTTGCTGTTTCCGATGCCGATCGAGGAATTCGAGCGGCGCTGGCCCGGCGTCCGGGGCTTCCGAAACGACTGCAACAGGAAGTGGGCGGGACGGTCGTCGAGCGGCGAATTGCTCCCTGTGACGCACAAGCCGAACCAGAGCGGCCGACTCACTTCTGAATGAACGTCGCCCCCGGCCAAGTGCTGGGGCCATCACGAAGGCAGATTGCGAAGCGCTCGGGAGGCGTCCCGGCTGGACTCTGGTTCACCCAGACAAATTCGCTGCAGTCTGCCCCCGTGATGGCCAATCGTGACGGGTAGTTGCCCACCCGCAAGCGGTGAGAGTCCGCCAAACCGTTGTAGAGGGAAAGCCGGGGCGAATACGGCCGGCCATCTTCATTTCCGACTGCGATACGATGCCCGCCATATCAATCACAACAAGAGAGGGGCATTCAATGCTGAGGCTCATTGTTTACGTGCTGATCGCGGTGGCGGCCTGGAAAGCGTACACGGCATATCAAGCCAAGACTGGCGACCTATCGCCCACCCTGCTGCTGACGGAGCCACGGCCTCGCAGCATCGACGTGGGCAACAGCACCTCCAGCGCGCCCAAATACACCTGCGACGGGCGCACGCACTGCTCGCAGATGACCTCCTGCGAGGAGGCCAAATTCTTCTTGCGCAACTGCCCCAACACGAAGATGGATGGGGACAACGATGGCATCCCTTGCGAGCGTCAACTCTGCAACTGATGCCAACGATCTTTTACCTCCCGTACATGTTTTCCTGATCATGTCCGGGCCATACTGAGTTCAACAGTTTCACGCCGAGCCTGGGTTTCCTCCTCCCTCCCTCTCTAATTCCCAGGCACGCCTTTCAGGCATCGGCACTTTCCTCCAAAGGCCCGCAGCTATTCAGCTCGCGGGCCTTTTTCATTCCCCGGCCCGCAGCGGCCGCAACCACCACCACAGGAGATTCAGCCATGCTGATGACCGCCAACCCCTGCGCGGATGCGGAGCGCTGGGAGAACGAGATGGACCGCCGCGCCGCTGCGGCTGATGAAGACAGGGCCCGCGCCATGCAGAAGCTGCAGCGCGCCGCGGCCTTCCTGACGCCGGTGGACTGGTTCCACGAGCGCATGCCCGGCCCGTTTGGTCTGCCCATGTCGTTCGACGAAATGCTGGCCGAGGCCATCGCCGACGGTGACCACGACAGCATCACGGCGCTCGGCGCGCTGATGGTCAGCCAGCCGGCCCTGCAGCTGCGCACCGCCGTCATGACCCACATCGCAACCTGTTATCCGGAGAGCATCAATGCTGCCTGATACCCGCCCACCCATTCAGCTCCAGCAGCTGCCCCGCCGCAAGAAGCCCGCCCGCCAGCGGGCTTCACTGCTTCTGGGCCTCGCCGCCCTGATCGTGCTTGGCCTGCTGGCCCTCACCGGCTGCGCTGATGTCGGCGCACAGGAGCCCCAGCCCACGCCCGAGGAGCAGCGCATTGCGCGCGCCGCGGCCCGGGCCTGCGAGGGCCTCACCCCGGTCTTCGAGGCCGGATCCGTTTTGTGTTTCAAGGAGAGATAGGCCATGCCCGAATATGCATTCCCGGGCCTCAATGCCCAGTTCACTGGCCTCAGCAGCGACGGTGACGAGCGCTACGAGATCGCGCCCAGCGGTGGCATGCTGCTGCGCGATCACTTCGCAGGGCTGGCGATGCAAGGCCTGTTGGCCCGCGCGTTCACCAAGGACGAGAAGGACCGCCCGTTCGTGGAGTGGGTCGCCGAGTTCTCCTACGAGATCGCGGACGAGATGCTGCGCGCCCGCGAGAAGGAGCCGCCATGCCAGCCCTGACATACGAGCAGCTGGCCCAGCAGCTGCGCGAGACGACAGAGCAGCGCGACGAGCTGGCCGCCCTGGTCCGCGAGGCCGGCGACAAGCTCAACCGCTGCCTGCCAGCCGGCGGCCAGTTCTGGCTGGCCAGGCTGGCCCAGATCCTGCCGCAGGAGGTGGCTGAAGCATGAACACCCTACTCCACCTGTTCCTCTGGCTCGGCCTGAGCGCCATCTGCGCAGGCTTGGCCGGCATCGCTGCGGGGCTGACATGATCACGCTGGCCGACGCCCCCCAGTTCATCGTCCACTACAGCGCCCAGGGCACGGACGAATGGAAGCGCGACCGCGCTGGCGTCATCACGGCCAGCATGTTCGCCACGGCGCGCGAGCGCGTTGGTGGCCTGACGGAGCAGCAGGCCGCCCTGGTGGCAGGTATCCGCGCCGGCATGGCCCTGGATGCTGCGGCGGCACAGGCCGGCTACAAGACGCGCCCCAAGCTCACCGAGACCGTGCAGCGCGCCATCGAGGGGCTGCCCATCGGCGACTTCAGCGAGGCCGCCAAGAGCTACGCCCTGCGTCTGGCAATCGAGCGCGGCAGCCGCGAGCCGCTGGACGAAGGCTTCGAGACCTACGCCATGCGGCGCGGGCACGAGCTGGAGCCCATGGCGCGCGCCGCGCACGAAGTGCATGCCGGCGTCGAGGTGCTGCCCTGCGGCTTCATCACGACGCCCGACCGCTTCTTCGGTGCCAGCGCAGACGGCCTGATCGAGCCGGACGGCGGCGCCGAATACAAGTGCCTCATCGACCCGCTGCGCCTGCGCGCCAGCCTGCTGGACAACGACATCAGCGAGTTCATGGACCAGGTGCAGGGTGGGATGTGGATCACCGGCAGGCGCTGGTGGGACTTCTGCATCTATTGCCCGGCCCTGGCCGCCGTGGGCCGCGACTTCACCCGCTGGCGCGTGCCACGCGACGACGACTACATCGAAACCATGGAAGCCGAGCTGCTGCAGTTCAAGCAGCTGGTGGACCAGTACGAAACCGCCCTGCGCGGCAACACCCAGGAGCACCCTGCATGACCACCACCATTCCCCAGGCGCCCGCCGCCGCCCGCCCCCTGGCGCAGATGAAGCCCAAGGAGCAGATCGCCCACCTGCTGCAGAGCAAGCGCGGCGAGATCGCCAAGATGCTGCCCAAGCACCTCAACGCCGAGCGGCTGCTGAAGGTGGCCCAGATCGCGGCCACGACCACGCCGGCCCTGGCCAATTGCGACGTCGCCAGCCTGGTCGGCGCCATCGGCCAGTGCGCACAGATGGGCCTGGAGCCCAACACGGTACTGGGCCATGCCTACCTCGTGCCCTTCAACACGAAGCGCAAGGATGCCAACGGCAACGAGCGCTGGGTCAACAGCGTGCAGGTGATCATCGGCTACAAGGGCCTGATCGACCTGGCCCGGCGCAGCGGGCAGATCGTGAGCATCGCGGCGCACGAGGTCTGCGAACATGACACCTTCGACTTGGTCTATGGCCTGGACGAGAAGCTGGAGCACCGCCCGGCCATGGGTGAGCGCGGCGCCGTGATCGGCTTCTACGCTGTGGCCAAGCTCAAGGACGGCGGCCACTGCTTCGAGTTCATGAGCCGCCTGCAGGTCGAGCAGATCATGGCCGGCACCCAGAGCAAGGGCAGGTACGGCCCCTGGAAGGACAACTTCACGGAGATGGGCCGCAAGACCGTCATCCGCCGCCTGGCCAAGTACCTGCCGCTGTCCATCGAGTTCCAGACCGCCGCCGCGCTGGACGGCATGGCCGAGGCCAGCAAGGACCAGAACCTGGACACCAGCACCATCATCGATGGCGAGTTCACGGTGATGCCCGACGACATGCCGCCCGGATACGACCAGCAGCATGACGGCGTGATCGATTCCGCTGCAGCGCCGGCCGCGTCCGCCCAGGCTCCAGCACAGCCGCCCGCCATCGGCTACAGCGCCCCCGAACTGCTCGCCCAGATGCTCAAGGCCAAGAGCCCCGAGAAGCTGGACGAGGTGGCCAGCTTCATCGGCGACCTGCCTGTCGAGGAAGACCGCAGGAACCTGAACGCCAAGTACGAGGCCCTGCGCGCGGAGATGCCCGGGGCATGACCGCCACCACCATCCCGGCCGCCGAGTTCGCCGCTCGGCTGGCGGGCCTGATCACTGGCCTACCCATCGGCGCGGACAACCTCACGCCGGAGCAGGTCTCCGGCGCCTTCTTCCGCGTCGCCATGGAGGCCGAGAAGCTCGGCCGCGAGTACGCCGCCCAGGCCCTGGGCCAGCCCATCCCTGTTTCCACCACCACCACCACCGAGGACCATCCCCATGGCATTTGAACTTGCCGAATCCACGGCCGTCACCATCACCAACGCCAACCCGCGGCGCGAGCTGCACGGCGAAGAGAAGGTGCGCGCCATCGACATCTCGTTCCAGTTGACCGGGGAGAACACCCTGCTGGACCTGCTGGAGCCTGGCCTGCGCGAGCACCACTACTGCAACAAGGCGGCCACGGCCGGCCAGGAGGCGCTGCCCGGTGTGCTGATCCCGCTGCCGAACCTGCGGCACCCGCAACTGCCCCTGCTCTATCACTACGGAAAGGGCCAGAAGTGGCGCGGCTACCGCTTCATCTGGGACTGGGGCATCGAAGACGCGCACGTGGACTTCATGGACGCCGTGCTGACCGGCCTGCACTACGAGCTGAGCGAAGGCGGCAGCGTCACCATCAAGGGCACCGTCCAATACAACGGCGACGAGTTGCAGGACAACGATGTCTTCGGCGAGCTGTCCGGCCTGGCAGCCGAGGGCGAGATCTACATCAAGCTGCTGGCCCCGGCCGAGCTACTGCAGGCCAAGAAGGGCTACCGCGCCGGCAAGCCCGACACGCCGGCCAGCCAGCCGGACAACGAGGACCAGCAGGAGCTGCGCGAGGAATGCGAGGACGAGCCGCCCACCGACCCGAACCACCCTGTGAACCAGACGCCCGAAGACGCCTTCGCGGCGGCCGTGACCGGCGAACCAGCCTGAACCATCCACTGAACCACCCACGGCGCCCGCGCGGCGCCACGAAAGGAAAACCGATGTCCGAATACCAGACCCTGCTGGCCCGCAAGGCCGAACTCGAAGCACAGATCGCAGCTGCTCAGGCAGAAGCCAAGGCACAAGCCGTCGCCCAGGCCCGTGCGCTGATCCAGGAGCACGGCCTGACCGCTGCCGATGTCTTCCCCGCCGCGAAGGCAAAGGGCAGCGTGGGCGCCCCGAAGTACCGCGACCCCGCCACCGGCGCCACCTGGACCGGCCGGGGCAAGCCCCCTCTGTGGATCAAGGACGCAGCGGACCGCGGGCAATTCCTGATCGAAGCAGACAAAAGTTAGGCAACGGGCTGCCGATACACCAAGTAAGGAGGTGCGCGCCAAGTCTAGGCGGCACCTCAAGCCCCTGGATGCGCACACCAGGGGCTTTTTCTTTGGAGACTGATACTTCCAAACCGGGCCGAGGGCAAAGACCGTGCCCACCTTCTGATCAAAAATTTAAAACTGTAAGACAGCGACACAAAGGTCAAAGGGGACAGTTTGGCGCTAGTATTTCTTCTCACTTTATGAAAGAGAGAGAAGCATGGGCACCAATATGCTCGAATGCTTTCTGTACCAGAGCAAACTCGCTCCTGGTGTCGATGCAACCTGTGTCGCGCAGATCGTCAAAACAGCCCGAGCCTTCAACGAAAAAGCCCAGATCACAGGCATCTTGGTGTTCGACGGCGAGTTCTTCTGCCAGTACATCGAAGGGCCCAGCCATCAAGTCCAAAACTTGATCTCGTTGCTGGCCAGTGATCCCCGGCATATCGACTTCACTCCTCTGCTGCATCTCAAGCGCGAGCCGTACCGAAGATTCAGCAAATGGACCATGGCCTACCACCTGGTAGACGACGCGGAGGTGCTGGAAGGGATAGGCACCCGCCCTGGAGAGCTTGCCCTGCAAAAGCTCCAGGACCTGATACCGCAACTCGACACTGACTGACCAGAACCGGCCCCAGCCGGTTTTTTTACGCCCACATCCAAGAGGCATGAGCACAGCGCATGGGCGCTGTCCTGATACCTCCCCTCCCCCATTCCAAAGCCTGACCGGGTAACGCCGCCGGGCTTTTTTCGTTTCTGGAGCCCCGATGCAATACCAGCTGGAGCACGGCGACTGCCTGGATGTGCTGCGCAAGCTCGCAGACAGCAGCGTCGACGCCATCGTGACCGATCCGCCCTATGGCCTGAGCTTCATGGGCCGCAAATGGGACTACGACGTGCCAGGCGTGGAAATCTGGGCCGAGTGCCTGCGCGTGCTCAAGCCGGGCGGCCACCTCCTGGCCTTCGCCGGCACACGCACCCAGCACCGTATGGCCGTGCGCATCGAGGACGCCGGATTCGAGATCCGCGACATGATCGCCTGGGTGTACGGGTCGGGCTTTCCGAAGTCGCTGGACGTGAGCAAGGCGATCGACAAGGCGGCCGGCGCCAATCCCGTCGTGGTGAGCGAGGGCAATGCCATCAAGCGCATGATCCCTGGTGCCGACCAGAACGCTACCGGCAGCTGGATCAAGGACAACGGCCGAGAATACGTGCCCACGGTGACCATGGCAGCAACTGATGCAGCAGCGCAGTGGCATGGCTGGGGCACCGCACTGAAACCAGCGCTCGAGCCGATCACCGTGGCGCGCAAGCCTCTGGCGGGCACCGTTGCGGCCAATGTGCTGGAGCACGGCACAGGGGCGCTGAACATTGATGGGTGCCGAGTGGCGATCGACCCGGCTGCTGATGCGAGCCAGTTGCGCACAATGACGCGCGGACGACGCGAATCCGGTGACGGCTGGGGTATGAGCACTGTTGCCAGCGACACACCGCAGGTGGTGCGACAAGAAGGCCGCTGGCCCGCAAACCTGATCTATGACGGCAGCGACGAGGTAGCAGCTCTGTTCCCGCACAGCACCAGCGGCGCCATGAAGTCCAGCACCCAGCGCGCAGCTCAGGACGAGCCCGGCAGCGTCTGCTACGGAACTCTCGGTGGCGCGGTGAGCAGCGTAGACGTGCCGGCCAGCTCCGGCAGCGCAGCCCGCTTCTTCTACTGCGCCAAGGCCAGCCGGTCAGACCGCAATGCAGGCCTCGCCACCGGCTCCATTCCAGCAGTCGGTACCGGCGCGACCATGCGCGAGCGCGAGGATGCCGACTGGCCGGCGCGCAACGGCAACCACCACCCCACGGTCAAGCCGACCGACCTGATGTCCTATCTGTGCCGACTGGTGACGCCGCCAGGTGGCTTGGTCCTCGATCCCTTCATGGGCTCAGGTAGCACAGGCAAGGCCTGCATGCGTGAAGGGTTCCGCTTCCTGGGCATCGAGCGCGAGGCCGAGTACTTGGCCATAGCCCGCGCGCGCATCGAGCACGAGGCCCGCCGCCATGGTGCTCTGGCAGCCGAGGCCCTGCCAGCAGAAGCCATCGCGGCAGTTCCAGAGCCGCCCGAGCGCCATGTGTCACAACCCAAACCAGAGCCCGCACAACGCGGGCTTTTTTGATGGCCGTCCCCAACGGGGATCAGCCCTGCTGCTTATGGAGCTTCGCGCGATGAATCTCGAGATACTGCCGCTGTTTTGTTGTGAATGGCCCCACATTCTTCTGCGAGTACAGACCCCAACCATGCATGGCACTCACCACCCACGCGCCGGCGGTGATGATCTGCCCCTCATCCGTAAAGCTGATCAAGTGTCGATCGAATAGTCGATCCACATGAGGTGAAAGCAGCAGCCCGTTGTGTCCATCCAGCCGCTCGTCGTTCGTGGAATCCTTCCAGGGCTTGATGTGGCTGGCCACCAGAAGCCGTGGGTCTGAAACCCCAGTGAGGCGGCAGCGCTTTTCAATCTGCATGAGGTTGGTGCGATAGATGCCCTGGCCACGGCGCGCTTTCACCAACTGCTCGATCTCTGTGGATGAAAGCGTTGGGGATGCGCTGAGCTCCTGCTGGACCTGGTCTGCTTCCAGTTCCATGAGCTGCTCATCGTGTAACTCAAGCGCTGCGTCATTGGCCTTGCCTGCCAGGTCCAAGATCTTCTCGCCCAGTGCCTGAGACACCGATGCAAGGTACACCCCCTGGTTGCCATCTCCGCTGGCACGGATAGGCGAGTACTTCTCCGGGAGATCACCGGCCAACACACCCATGTGGTGCTTAGGCCGAACCGGGCTTTCGAGCAGTTCCCATGCAACAGGCACCAGCCAACCATCTGCGTGCCATGCGTCGCCGGCTTTGCCGAAATCTTCGGGCTTGCCCTCGTCTCGGTATCCGGACGTGGCCACGCCAATCGCTTTGACCTGGCCGTCTGCATACGAGATCACCGTGTCGCCCTTCTTCACCAGGCGCAGGTTTTCATAGGTCTGGTTGTACCCGCCGTTGGCCTTGCGCTGGGGGCTCCAGATGTACCCGCCTTCGATCTCGGACTTGAAAGTCTGTTTGTGATTGACCCACCAATACGCCATTGCCCTCTCCTTTTCGGCAGAGAGGGTAAGCCATTTGTCCTGCCGTCGTCCGCGAAAGCGGACCTTTTCCATATTTGCCCTCATGACCTTTACTCGACCTCGACCCGGCGAGCTGCTTCAACACGCCGGTCACCTCATCAACGGCCTGGGCACACCTAAGTGGCCCAAGTGATAAAGGAGATCTGAATGGCCAGCAAGAAGCCCATGCACTGGCGCGACAAGCGCGCGTCGCTACCCGACAACGACGAACCACACACCTGGCCCGCACCCGCGGGCCTTTTCACGCCTGGCACCAACCGCAGGCACTGGAGGAACAAGCCATGACCAAGAAAGAAAAAATCGAAGCTGCCAGCGGCGGGGGCGCGCTGGCCATCGTGACGATGCGCCCCATCTCGATCAGCCTTCAGGAGGCAGCGCGGGCGGTGGATCTGTCCGAGTCGCAGATACAAAAGCTGGTGCAGACCGGCGATTTCCCCAGGCCCCGACAGCTCAGCGCGCGCCGCGTGGGCTTCATCGTGGCAGAGGTTGAGGCCTGGGTGATGTCGCGGCCGCCATCGGAGTGCCTGCCGGCGCCAGACAGCGGCTACGGTCGCGCAGGCAAGCCTGGCAAGTCCGCCTTACCGCCTGGCTAAGCAGGCAGACCCTCAAGCTTGCGCACGGTCTGGTACAGCCTCTTCACCCAGACCTGTTTCTGCGCATCGAAGGTGTGAAGGTTGTAGCTGGCCACCATGACCCCGGGTTTGTGGCCGATGATGGCCTCGCCCACATCCTCCGGGCAATCAATTGCGCTGAGCAGCGTGCGCGCCGTGCGCCGCAGTGCGTGGGGCGACCAATCCACCACAGCGCAGACCAGCCCATCACCGGCACGCCTCTTGGCCTTGGCGGACTCCGGCATCAACGAATAGACGTAGCTGGAGAACGTGTTGCGGTGGTACGGCCGGAACTTCCCACCCCGACCCGTGAAGAACAGCCACCCTTCCCAGGCCCCGGACACGCGGCGCTGCACGATCTCCAGCGCCTCACCGAACAGCGGAACGCGGTGGTCAACAGTGTCTGCATCCCGTTCCATCTTGAGCAGGTGTGCGGGGAACGTGATCCACCAGCCGTCCTCCTCCTGCGACACGTACTCAGTGCGCAGAGCAAAAATCTCGACACCCCGCATGCCGGTATAGAGATACAGCAGCAGCCCATCCAGCGCGCTCTGCGACATATTGGCCCGGGCCCACGGCAGGAGCTTGCGCAGCTCCGCCTGGGACAACACCCGGCGCCGAAACCCCACATGCTCCCCTCCGACGATTTTCCCCTTTGAACGCAATTGGCCCTTCAAAAGGCTGCGCCACCAATTCGGCGCCGCGCCATCGATCTTCCCTGCATCGAGCCCCCAATCCCACGCCTGCCCCAGCAGTGCCCGTAGCTTCTTGGCTGCCGCAGGAAGGTCTCGCCGCTTGTCGAGCACGTCGTAGGCCTGGGCTCGGGTCACGTCACGCGGCGCCGTCCTTGCAAGCACCGCCTCCTCATCCAGCATCCGTTCCAACGCGCTCCAAGCCCGGGCCGCACCCTCGGTTTGGCGCAGCCCCGCAAGGTGATCGCGGAAGCCTTCCAGCAGCGCACGCACGGTCGTAGCCACTGCTGGGCCATTCTTGGCCAT